TCAACCTCGCATCGCATCCGGAACACATCCACACAGTACGCACATGCCTTGCTATCTGCAACTTGCATCCACGGCAGACATGCATTACAAAGTCTCTAGCAGGACGGCGGACGGGCGGCGGGCCCCCAATGTGGGGAGAGGGCGGGACGGAGCTGGGAGGTCGCCTCCCGGGACGCCGACGCGACGCAGCAGCCACAGGGGGTGGCCATGACGCAGGAAGAGACGGAGCGGGCAGTGGAAGAGGCGCCTCGAGAAGTGGAGGAACCCTCCCCCTCTCACTGAGGAGCAGCGGCGGCAGGACCGGGCGGCCTCCGACCTCATGGAGATGCTCGGAGAGGACGAGGACGACTGAGCACCGGGGCCCCGTCAGCACGAGGGGCCCCTCCTCGGGGGAAGACATGGACCTCAAGCAACTGACGGACGTGGAGTTGGCCGAAGAGTCGCTGGTCGCGGTGAAGGACTACCCGGCCAACAAGGAGCGCACGACGGCCATCAGCGCGGAGATGAAGGCGCGCGGGCCGGACCGGATGCGCGCTGCCCTCGCGGAGATTGGCGAACGGCGCGAGGCGGCGCGGCTGGCGGGCCAATGCTCCGTGTGCGGCGACTGCAAGCCCGTCGCGGCCTACGGCGGGTTGTGCTGCGCCAAGGCGCTCGGCGCGAAAGAGGTGCTGCCGTGAGCCCCGCGAAGAAGCGCCGCCAGTCGCCACGGGGCAACTCCGCGTGGCGCCTGACGCGCCGCTCACGGACAGGCGAGAGGTGCTGGTGGGCGAGTCCGCCACGCCGCGCAACGGTGCGCCCATGTTCGTCGTCTACCGGAAGGACCCAGTCGGCCTGTGGCGCAAGGTGAAGGCATACGGCGCCAAGCGCATCGCTCGCGCCTTCCCGGCGGTGGCGTCCGAGGGGCATCCCGTGCCAACCCGCTCGGGAGAGGAGGACTGGAAGGCCCGCGCCCTCGCCGCCGAGAAGGAGGTCGCAGCGCTCAACGAGGCGCTTGCCGAGGAGCACGCCAAGGCTGAGGTGGCCTATGCTCGCGGCCTCGCCGTCCATGCGGAGGAAGCCAGCGCCGCCGAGGCAGACAATGCGGCGCTGCTCGCCGCGCTCAGGAGCGCGCGTGAGTCACTCGGAGAGGCGCAGCCCAACATCGGCTGGGGGACTCCGCCGAGACTCGCTTGCGGTAGGGCCTACGACGCTGCCGGGGCGACCATTGACCAACCTCACCCCGGCGCCGCGCTGCTGGAGGAGTTGGAGGGGCTGCGGAGGCAGGTGGCCGAATCCAAGGTGGGCCACCTCGTGCGCGCCGAAATCCTCAAGCGTGAGCGCGACGCCGCGCTGGAGGAGGCAGCCCAGACTGCTGGCGACGTTGCCGCCAAGTACGACAGCGACGGGCTGAGAATCGACGAAAACACCGGAGCCCGAATCATCGCGGTCACCACAGCCAAGCGCGCCCTGAAGGTGAAGACGCCATGACCTGCGCCGCGTCCTCCCTCCGCGACTTGCTCGACGCGGCCCGTCCGGCGCTCGGGCAAGAGGCAGCCGAGTACCAGCGACTCGTCACTGAGTGCGAGACGACGCTGACACTGGCCAGAGAGCAGGCCGCACGCGCTGACGTCTCGCTCGACCTCACCCCGGATGACGCGGACGACTGGCACAACCGCAACGTCTGGGCTGGCCAATCCAGGATTGTCGTGGCCGAAGCACAAGTCGCCTGCGAGCGCCTGGCCGTCGAATTGCGACGCTACGCGCACCGCGCCCGTCAGCAGGCGCAGCAGTCGACGACTCGCATCTGAGCGTCAGACCGCCGAAGTAGACTTGTAATCATTCAATCTCAGAGGTCCATACGGCTTTCGTGAAGGCGTCTAAGAAACAGGCGCGGCTCCGTCTTGCGCTCATCGGCCCATCAGGCAGCGGGAAAACGTTCAGCGCGCTGCGCATCGCTCGCGGGCTCGTCGGTCCCGGTGGCCGTATCGCAGTGGCGGACACGGAACGCGGCAGCGCCAGTAAGTACGCGGACCGGTTCGACTTCGACGCGCAGGACATGGAGCAGTTTGGCCCGCGCGACTTCATCAGGGTCATCCAGGAGGCCGAGCGCGAAGGCTACGACGCACTCATCCTCGACAGCTTGTCGCACGCATGGATGGGCAAGGGCGGCGCGCTGGAGATGGTGGACAACGTCGCCAAGGCGTCGAAGTCCCGGAACTCCTTCGACGCGTGGCGGACGGTGACGCCTGAGCACAACGCCATGGTGGATGCCATCCTCCGCGCCCGTCTGCACGTCATCGTCACGATGCGCGTCAAGACGGAGTACGTGGTGGAGGAGGTCAACGGCAAGAAGACACCACGCAAGGTGGGCCTTGCTCCCGTCCAGCGCGACGGGCTCGAATACGAGTTTGACGTCGTGGCCGACATGGACACCGCCGAGCTGGTGGTGACGAAGACGCGCTGCCCTACCCTGCAACGCGCCGTCGTCTCTGAGCCTGGGGAGAAGTTGGGCGAAACGCTCAAGGCGTGGCTGACGGACGGTGTGCCCGCGTCGGCCCCTGCGCGCGCCGAACCTGTGCCGCCTGCCGCGGTGACGACCTTCGACAAGCCCACGGGCACCCTCTCCCCTGCCTCCGAGGCCAAGGCCCAGACGCTGGCGTCGCAACTCGGCGGCGAGGTGATGCCGCCCAAGGACGTGGCCACCGTCATCGTCGCGGAGGCGGAGGTGGTGGACTCCGGCGAGGACTTCGGGCGGCTGGCAGCGCGCGCGAAGGCGCTGCCCAAGGACTCCGCTGGCCGGAAGCAGGCAGCGGCGGCGCTCCAGGCGGCGGCGAAGCGCCTCGGCATCACTGGCAACACGTCTGCCCGGCAGCCGGGCGAGGAGGGCTGAGCCATGCCGACCAATCGCGCAGTGGTGGCGGTTTCCGAGAACGATACGTGGCTGTTCCTAGCGGTGAAGGGGCGTGACGTCGAGCACGAGGCCAAAGAGGTGGACCCAGAGCTTGAACACCTCGACGGCTTCACCGCCCTTGGTGATGGACTCTGGGTGCTCGACTTCGAGGTCCACTACTCCACTCGCCCGCCAGACCACTGCGATGTCACCGCGCACAGCGTGACGAGCCGCAGGCCGACGGCGGATGAACTTGCCGCCATCTCGTCCGGCAGTTTCGGGCAGTTGAAGTTGCTCTGGGATGACGTGGAGGAGGGCTGACATGGGCACTCGACGACTCAACCCGAAGGCTCGGCGGTACCTGCTCGCATTCAAACCGGAACCCTTCGCCTATGCCCACAACACGACCGGAGGCCGTTGGGCGCTCGAATCCTATTCGCTGACCGAGCGGGTTAACGTCAGGCACTTCGACACGCCCCAGTTGCGCGACGCATGGGTGAGCCAGAATCCGACCCAGCGGCTCGCCGTCGGTAAGCGCGACGCGTACGTGAAAGCGTATCGCGCGCGGATGCGCAGAGCCCACTGACATGCCCTGCCCGGCCGTCGTCACCCTGTGGGGAGAGGCGCGCATCTGCCGCCCCAAGGCGACGCTGTACAAGCTCTACGCGGACCCGTGGCGACTCTGGCTGCCTCTCTGGGCGCACACGGCGACACCTGCGCCTGTGGCAGACAGACAGCCCCACCGGCTCCGCCTGGACGTGCGCCGCGACTGGCTGGCCGAGAGGGACGCTGCACTGGTGGCGAGGTTGGAGGCAGGGACGGCGCGGCGAGTCCTGACGCCGCGTCCGGTGCTGGTGGTGACGACGCAGGCAGCACCCGCGCAGGACTTGGTGAGCGGCGTCTACGCAGTGCTCCGTGACTCGCGGCTGACGGACGCCGAAGCGGCGACGGTGCTGGGCCTCACAGCCAAACAGGTGCGCCTCTTGGGCTGTGGGTACATGCGGGTAGAGACAGAGGCGGAGTTGCAGCGCATTGAGGCCGCGCTGCGCGAGGAGTTGACACGCCAGGCTCGCGTCGCGGGCCTGCAAACCGGGGAGTGAGACATGACGGAAGGACAGTGGTGCATCACGAAGGACAACGACGACTGGATGAGCGCCCCGGGCTTCGACTCGAAGGAAGAGGCTGTCGCTCTCGCGCCGAAACTCCTGCTTCTCTCGTCGAGCCAGAAGTTCTGGGTGGGCCGGGCGGTCCAGGCTGCCAGCCACCTGGGGGCCGACCTCGTTAGCGATGCCCTTGAAAACCACGCCTCCGACGAAGGACCGGACGGGTGTGACGGGTCCAACCTCACCACCGAAGCGCACGCGGAGTTGGAAGCGTTGCTCGACGCGTGGGCGAAGAAACACGACGTCCGTCCGCTGTGGTTCGACATCGAAGAGGAAGAGGAGCACGTAGCGCCAGCGCTGCACCTCTTCGTCGACGACGACGGCAATGCCTACGCCGCGCGCGACCTGGACCACGCGAAGGAGTTGTGGACGGCGGATACCGGACAGCCGGCGGAGGAGGCTGGCGACTGGCAGAGCATCCCTGACGAGCGCGAAATCACCATCCGCGACGACGAGGGCACGGTGACGAAGCGCGCTGGCGACTGGGCCAACGAGGCGTTTGAGCCCGGCTGCATCGGCGGCGACAACTACTGAGGGACGCCATGAGCGAGACGAAGCAGACGTGCGGATGCGGTTGCGAGGGCCCTGCCGTTTTCGTCGTGACGGGCTTCGACTACGACCCTCGCGCCCCCGGTGGCAGAGGCGAGCCTTTCACGGCGCCGAGTTGCGCCTCGTCGGCGGACTACCTCACCGAAGCGAGCGCGGAACTCGGCTTCCCGTGCACGAAGACGCGGTTGGAGTGACGACTTTCGGCTCTCGGGTGCTGGCATCCGCCAGGACGGGCCCAAAGCCCGGCACCGACACTCTGAGCCAACCTCGCCGCAATAGTGCGGCGGGGCCTTTCGTGGGACGGGGCATTTAGCCTGACGTCCCCTCCTTGAGACGCAGTCACATCGCGTCCGCCCTCGGGTTGAGAAACAACCCCCTGCTCAGCCCGAGGGCGTCTTTTCGTAGCAAACCCAGAGGTGTCCCATGACGTGTGAGACGACGCAGGCCGAGAAGACGACGACGCCCGAGGAGGTGGCGCTGGATGTTGAGATGGTGCGGCGCGGGATGACGAACAGCCCGAGCGACAGTGACGTTGACGCGGGATTGGCCGCCCTCTCCCGCGTCGCCGCCCAGGCATCCATGTCGCAACACCTCGCGGCGATTGCTGCTCGACGGGAGGAACAAGCCAGGCAGGCCGAGTCCGAGCGCGACGCGGCCCGGCAGGAAGCGGCCTCCAACGCGAATGGGTGGCGCGTGGTGGGTGCGCGACGGGACGCCCTGGAGACCGAAGTCGCCTCCCTCCGCGAGCGCGTGGCCACGCTGGAGGCGAAGTCAGCAAAGGCGGAAGAGGCATTCCGTCGGCTGGCCGCGGCGATGGACGGCGAACCGCTGGAGGGTGGCCCTTCGAGCGCTCTTGAGCGGACCGCTTCCCGTCTCTCCACCGCCGAGGCCCGAGTGCGGGAGTTGGAGGCGGACAACGCGGCGTGGGGCCGGGCCGTGAGGGAGCACGTGAACGAGGACACAACGGCGGCGGCCATCCGGTTGGCGGACATGCTGAAAGACCCACATCCCGGCACGCCACTACTTGCCCGGATGCAGGTGTTGGAGGAGGAGAACGCCCGCCTGCGCGACCTCAACACCGGCTACGACAAGATGACGGACACGCTCATGACGCTGGCCGGTGTTGAGTCCAAGCCCGCGCCCACCACCGGGGCGGACCCGGCTCGGGTGTCCCGCGTCGATTGGGCCATTGACGGACGTGCAGTGCGGACGCATCTGCCCGTCTCCGCTGCAACCCCGCCCCCCGGGCTGCTGGAGGCGGATGGCCTCCCGTGCCCGCTCTGCACTCGGGATGGCAGCGCCTGCGACCTCTGCCGTGGCGCCGGGTCGGTGACGCGGGCCTATCTCGCGCAAGCTGGACGCGCCGCCTTCGGCGCCGTTCCCGTCCACGCCGGGCTGCTGGAGGCGGTGGGGCCGTTTGTCGAGTGGGTGCGTGACGTCATCGCTCAGCAGCGCGGCACCCCTCACGACGACGCGACGCTCTGTGGGCGTTTTGAGGTGCTCTGCACGTTCGGCCAAGGCAGATCCCTGCTTGCCGCCTACGACGCCGCGAAGGGCGGGGAGGTACGAGAGGAGGGCGACATGGCGGGACTGGTGGACCTGTGCTCCATGCCCAGCACGGACACACTCCTGCGCGTGGAGTCCGAGGGCGGGGACCTGTTCGTCGTTGATGGCTCCGAAGTACGCGCGCTGCACGAGGACGCCGCGAAGTACCGCGCGGCGGTGGAGCGACTGGAGCAGGCCGAGCGGGAACCGCGCAGCATGGGCGCGCTCTACGCCAAGGCTGTTCCCGGCGTGCTGCTGGCGGCCGGTCGTTTCTTCCTCGGCCGTGTCTCCACGCAGCCGTTCCCCAGCGGGCCGCTCGACACGGCCCGGTTGGTAGAGGTGTTGCTGGCGAAGATGGACTCGGCCGATGAAGTGGCCAGCGTCACGGATGATGCGGGAACCGAGGCGCACAGCAACGCCGTGGCCATCATCCGGTCAACGGTGGAATCCATCGCGCAGGACCTCGGCCTCACCCTCGACACGCCCCCGGCCGGGCCGGGAGGTGGGGAGACGAAGACGCGCGCCGCCAGCGCCGGACCCGTGCAAGACATCACATTCGACCCTCCCGTCACCGAGGCTCAAGCCGACGCGGCGATGGATGCCGTCCACCGCGCCCGCATCGCCCCGACGCCCACGCCTGAGGTGCCGCCGCTCAAGCCTGAGACACTTGACGAGTACCGGGCCCGCACGGCGGTGCAGTGGCTATGGAGGTGGCGCGACGACGAGGGGAACGCCGCGAATGTCTCCGCCGAGGGATACCACTTCCACGGCGACATTGAGGCCATCGCGTCAGCCCTCGCCCGCGCGCTGGCCGAGGCGAAGCGGGAGGCCACGCAGGTGGCGTGCGAAGCCATCCGGCGATTCGCCTCACGTCTCGGAGATGACGCCACGGGCCTCGACACGGACCGCTCCCTTGAGGATTTGGAGGTGGCCCTTTACCAGCACGTCATGGACGAGGAGGACAAGGCCCGCGCTCATGCCGCCGAGGGCATGCGCGAGCGGGCGGCGAAGGAAGTCCAGGATGCTGGCGACCTGTGTGAGGACTGGCACCTGCACCTGTCGGACGTGCGCGAACTGGAACAACGAATCCGCGCCCTGCCGCTGGAGTAGCGCGAGCCGTCCCGTGGGACGTGAGTGGCATCACTCCCCTGTCGCCCAGCGCCTCATGCCGAGGCTGGCTGCGACGGGAGAGTCCATGTCCAAGTTCAACGAGAGCATCCGCGCCGTGCATTCGCTTGCCGTCCTCCGCCACCTCGACACGGAGCCGCAGCAAATCGGCATCGTCTTCACCCCGCTCCGCGCGGACTGCTACCCGGCTGGAGAGAAGGCGCCCTCGTCCGTGCCGACGCCGCCGGGGCAGGAACACGGCGAGGCGTGTCACTGGGAAGCGCAGGTGCGTCTCGGTGGCGGCAAGTGGGGCCATGCCGTGGGCACGGGCTACACGCCCGAGAATGCGCTGGAGTCGCTGCGTCAGGGCTACACGTCGGCGCACCGCGAGGTGGACCAGCGCCGGGCGGGACTCATGGGGCGCTTGGGCGGCGCCGACATGCGCGAGCCTGTGCTGGGGGGCGAAGGGTACCGGCTGGGCTTCCAGGCTGGCCGGGCGTCCGAGCAGGAAAACTCGGTGCCGAAGTTGGAGGCCGTGAAGCGTGAGCGAGCCGCCCAGATTGCGCTACTGGACGAGTTCATGGCCAAGGCACAGCACCAGGTGAGCGGCGGCCAAGCCTGGGCCATGTTCGAGGAGAAGCGCGCGGAACTGGGGCTTGAGCCGTTCGTGCTGACTCTGGCTCCCGCGACTGCCGCCGCGGCGGCAGCAGACGTCACTCCACCGGTAGCGCCCGGTAGCCGATGAAGTCGGGCCGGTAGGCAGCGCTGGCGCGGTACTTCACCCGCGCCCCAGCCTTGCGCGCCAACTCGACGGAGAGCGTATGGCTGTTGCCGCCCGAGGCTCCGACAACACGGCCGTCACCCACCACCGTCATGACGTGGGTGACGCGGCCCGGCCTGCCGTAGAAGGCCAAGTCCCCGGGCTTCGGCGTGTCGGTGGGCGTGAGGTCGTCGAAGAGCCGCTGGGCGCTGTGCATGGCCCGCCAGTCCAGCCTGCCGCGCGTGGCGTTGTAGAGGCCGCACGTCACCGTGCCAGAGCAGTCCAACGCCTCGGGCGTCTCTGGACGCTGGAGCCCCTTGCCCAGGTAGCCGTTGGAGGCATCCGGCCAGCAGTACGGGGTGCCGCGCTCGGCCTGGGCCTCCACCCAGTCCAGGTAGGCAGTCCGCTCGCTCATCGGCAGCCCCCAGTCGCGTAGCAGCCCGCCAAGCCGCCCAGGAGGACGCCAGCGACGCCCACGGCGATGACGACGCCGCTGGGCCAGCCCTTGCCGCTTGCGAGCGCTGGCGGGGCCACAGGGACGCCTGGGAGAGGCACCTCTCGGCGCGCGGCGAGCTCGTCACGGCAGGTCTTGAGGTCGCGGCGCAGGATGCCCACCTCCTTGTCCACGCTGGCCTCCAGGTTGGCCAGCCCGGCCGCCGTCAGGTACAGGCCGGCCGGGACGCGCGTGGCCTTGGGCGCCGGGGTGCCGTCCGCCAACGTCAGCCACACGAGGCCCAAGGACACCTCCAGTGCCTCCGGCGCCGGCGAGAGGTCCACCGGCGCGTCCAGCACCCGGACGTCGTCCCCCTGCGCCGGCGGCTCCGCGAGGTTGCGCGGCGCAGCCAGCGTCAGGGCGACGAGGACGGCAGCGGCCGTCAGCACAGGCCCCTCGCCCGGTCGGCAATGCTGCACTTGGGGTCCACCGCGGCCGTCACCGTGCCGTCGTTGTTGGGGACAGTGGTGACTGTGCCAGTCGCCTTCAGCGGCTCCGGCTCGACGACGCCCGCCAGCAGCGACAGGAGTCCCACCAGTGGCGCTACGTAGGGCTGGACGGCGGCAGGCAGCGCGCCTCCGAAGGTGGTGAGGAGTTGGATGCCGGCCAGCGCCAGAGGCGTCAGCGCCGCGGGCAGCAGCGGCTTGCCCACCGCCCACTGAGGCACGCGCCAGCCCTTGCCGGCGAGGTAGAGGGCGACGCTGCCCAGGCCGGCGCAGACGAGGTTGTAGGGGGGCGGGACGTAGGCCCCGGCGGCGAAGAGCCCGCCACCAATGGCGAGGGCCAGCCAGGTGAGGTTGGCGGGGATGAGGGGGGTAATCATGAGATGGGCTCAGGGGTTGGAGGGTTGAGCGACTCAGACGCGCGGCGGCCAGGACCAGCAGCCGAGGTCGGGGGACTCGCTGAACTTCACGGCACGAGCGAAACTCGTGCCATCGGGGTTGAAGACGCAGAGGTCGACGTAGTCCGGCCCGTACGGGAAGCGGGCCGTGGTCGACGCTGGGTCGTTCTCCGGATACGTCGCGGTGACGATGGCGGCGCGCGGCGGGTCATCGGCTCCCTGGTAGTGCACGACGCGGCCGACGCTGGGCTTCTGCATGGGGTGTCTCCTACTGCGGGTAGTCCCGGACGCTTCTCGTCCGGGGTGAGGCGTTGAGGCGGTCCAACAGCACCTTCATGTCGGTCCGCTGCTCGTTGGACGACTTCTGGAGGTACTCAAGCGTCAGGGTGATGCGGATGAGCTCCTCACGGTCCTTCCGGCGCTGGTCCTCATCCACCTTGCGCTGCGCCTCAACGGCGGAGAGACGAGCCTCCAGCGCCTGCTGCTGCTCACGCGCGCGCCGCTCGGTGTCGTCGCGAAGTTGCGCCACTCCTGCGGCCACCTGCTCGGTGCGCTCCGCGACGCGCTCCAGCTTGCCAGTGGCGCCGTAGTACGCAGCTGCGGCAGTCCCGAAGAGACTCAGAACGGCCAGGACGATGCCAGCGACGAGGCGCACCGGCTTCTCGAGCGCCTCGACGCGCACGTCGGCAGGGGGCGGAGGTATGGGTGGCGGGCAATCATGGTGCGGGAATCGCCTGCAGGCTGGATACGAGCCTGGAGGCGAAGAGGTTGGCGCCGGACTGTGTGAGGTGGACGCCGTCACAGGAGTACTCCTCACGCAGGTATCCAGGCCGCGCAGGGTCAACGAATGCGTCGTAGTTGGCGAGACACCGCAGCGCCGTAGAGGAGGCGCGCAGCACATGCTGCGGCCCAGAGTGCGTTGTACGCCGTAGCCTGGCCGAGGGGGTCCGTACCGGAGCCTGCGTTGCCGGCGTAAGGCAGCACATCCGTCCAGACGACGCCGTAGCCCTTTGCCAGGGCGTCATCCACTACCCACACCATTTCGGCCAGGACTGCGGCGGGAGCGTTGCCTATGCGGAGGCTGTTCACACCGCCTTCCAGCAGCAGGTACGCGCAGCGCTCGCCCACGCATGCCGTCGCCTCCTCCGCGACGTAGCGGGCTCGAATCTGCGGGGCCGTCTCACCGACGATGGCTCCGTTGAGGACGACCCAGCCGCCAGTGAGTCCACCGGGCAACCCCGCCTTGACGAGAGTCGGCGGCGCCGTAGTGTTGCAGTACCCGAACATGATGCTGTCGCCGCGCGCCGTCGCAGTGGGACGACGCGGCAGTGCGCCCTGCTCACACGCCTGGCTGAGCGACAGCGCAGCGACGAGGGCGAGCGCAATCACGGAGGGCACTCCGTGTCCGTGGTGCCTACAGCCGCGCTGACGACGTTCTGCCACCGGTACGTGGGCGAAGCCGCGTTGTCAGTTGTGCAGAAACACAGCCGGGTGCGAGTGCCACTGGAGGCGGCAAACCCCAGCGGCTTGAGCGTCCCGACGAGCACGGCGGTGCATGCAACAAGCGTTGTGCTCGTCGAGAGTTGCAACCCCTCCGCGTCGCTCACCAGCAAGGGCTTGCCGGGGTTGGTGTTGCGCATGAATGCGCTCGTGCCCTGGTCGAGGGCGGACGAGTACGTAATTACGTTGGATGCGGTGAAATTTACTGAGTTGACATCCAGCGCGACGATGGTGCCGAAAACGCGAACCATCGTGCCGGTGCCCGTACTGGGGCCAAATAGGATGTCGCCGGCGGCATTCGTGCCCAGGAAGTTGCGCGTGCCAGGCCCGAGCTTTAGGCACGACGCCAACTGGCCGTCACAGGCAAAGCCCGAGCTCGCGCCATCCGTCGTCGTCGCGCGGAAGTAGGTGGCCACCGCCGACGTGCTGCCGTCGAGAGTGCACGAGCCACCGCCGCCCGAGTTGCCGCCAGCCCAGGGGAACACCTGCGCCGCGGCGGGGAGCGCCACCACCAACGCCAGCAGGGCGGCGAGCCTCACGGCACCTCCGAGACGATGGTGGCGGCGCCGGACACCTGCGCTGCCGTCTCCGCGACGCACCACCACATGTCGGGCGCATTGAAGGGGAAGCGGTCGCCGTTGGGGCCGACGCGGTGTGAGCGTCCCACCACCGCCGCAGACGCTGACATGGCGCACCAGATGGCGTTGGGGCCCCGATTCTCAATCAACAGGCCCTGCGCGTCGGAAAGAAGGGCAGCGCCGTCGGCGTGGTGCCCACCAGCACCTCCGACGTCTGGCCGGCCAGCGCAGGCAGCGCTACCAGGGCAAGGAGAAGGACACGACGCATAGACACCTCACTGCGCGCCGATGGCGAGGATGTTGACGGTCTTCGCTGTACCAGCGCGGAAGTTGTACAGACTCCCCGACGCTGGGGTTCCGTCGTAGCAGTCGACGCGCATTGACGTGGTACCGCCTGGGTACGCGTAGCAGTTGATGTTGCTACGACCGTTGGCGAAAACAGCAAACGTCGTGTTCGCGAACGCGGAGGCGAAGTTGATGATGATGGTCGCTCCATCTGCGGTCAGGGACGCGCTGGACACGTTGAAACCATCTGCCACCGTTACCGCTGACGAGCCGCCACCGGTGGTGTTGATGGTGGCCCACGACTTGACGAGACTCTTCGGCGTCAGCGTGTTCGTGAATGCGGTGGCGGGCGCGGGGTTGGCGCTCGCTAGCCGCACTGGCGCATCGGTCACTACCTGCCCCGGCGTGACGAGTCGGATGTTTCCCGCCGTCATCATGTTCACGACGGAAAAGTCACCGGTGCCTGCTCCTCCGTACCCCGTGTACCCGCTGCGCACCGCAGGTGCGTCGCTGTCCGCGTAGAACTCAAGGTACGTGTGGTCTGCGACGCCTGCCTTGAGCGCGGCGGCTGGGCCGCCAGAATTGAAGGCCGCTGGCGCCGTGAAACTGGCCGTCCCCGTGAAGGAGCTCGTCCCCGTCACCGCCAGGGTGCCCGCCGTCGCCGTGCCCGGCGTGACGGTGCCAGCACTCGTGAACTGGAGCGACTGCGCGCCGTCCACCTGCATCCGCACGTCGTCGGCGCCAGCGCGGTACAGGCCGGTGTCCGGGTCGCCACTGAAGGTCAGCGCTGGGGCGCCAGCAGTGCCCTGCTGGAGTCGAAGCGGCGCCAACATGGCCCCGCGGCCCTGCCTGTCGAGAGAGTTGGTGATTTCGACGGCGATGTCCTGGAGCGTGCTGTTGGCCCAGGTGCTGCTGATGGTGGTGCCGGACACCACCGGGTTGCCGCCAGGCAGCGTGTAGGTGCCAACGGAGTTGCGTGTCGCGCTCGCCGGAGTGGAGACGCTGATGATGACGCCGAGGAGTACGCCGACGGCGAGGCCGGCGGCCGAGGGGAGGTAGCGCATACCCCGAGCGTCTGAGGGGGCGTGGACTATGTGCAGTCAGGCCCGGAATCCGGCGCCCGCCTATGTGAGACAAGGTCGCCCTATACGCCCTCACAGGCAATGACAGACGCGAACTGGCGCAAACTGGCTCGAACTGGCGTTACACCCGGCCGCGAGCCAGAAAAACGTCATGGCCGAATGCGATTTCTGGCGGGCTGTCAGTCGCCGTCGCTATACGTGACTCAGACAGCAACCGGGACTGCGTCCAACCCTAAAGCCGCCAGTGGCACTACCTCGCCATGAGGCGCCGCCCTCCGCACGGTGAGTCCCGGCTCCGTGCGGAGGGTGACTTTCCGTCGTCCACCCTGGAGGTCGCATGACGAAGTGCAAGCCAACTCCCGAGATGCCCAAGCCGTTCCTGTTCGAGGGCTCAACTCGAATCCGCGTCGTTGTCGATGAGGCGGGAGAGCCGTGGTTTGTCGCTCAAGACATCGCCCACGCGCTCGAATACCGAATGGCCAGCGACCTGACGAGGCTTCTGAAGCCTCATCATCTTCGTACGCACGCGGTGCGTACGAATCGCGGCGAGCGGTCGGCGACCATCATCAGCGAGCCCGCCATGTACCGAGCGGTCTTCCTGTCAAAGTCGAAGAAGGCGGAGCCATTCCAGGAGTGGGTTACGAGCGATGTCCTTCGGTCCATCCGGAAGACGGGGGCATACGGCGTGCCCATGGCCGCCATCCGCCAAGCTGTCGCGGAGCGTTTCCTGGGCGTCGGCCTGGCCCCCTACGCGAAACGGTTCCCGACGCCATTCTACGAGGGCATCTTCCGCCTGCGCGGCTGGCCGTGGCATGGCCCTGGGACTCCGCGGCCCGGTGTCATCGCGTACTGGACCAACGACCTCGTCTACGAGCGCCTGGCGCCGGAGCTTCTGCGGCTCCTCCGGGAGCGCAACCCCATGGACAAGGACACCGGCCGTCGCGCCGCGAAGCACCACCAGTTGCTCAGCGAGGACATCGGCCACCCTGCCCTCGCCGTGGCCGCCAAAGTTGACGCCCTCAACCTGCCCCTTGAGCAGAATCAGGTCCGGGTAGTCTTCAACTGGCTCCAGTAGCGTCATGTGCTCAACGTCAAACGTGTCTTCCACCTCGCCATCGAGGACGAGGCTGTATTTCTGCTTGGTGAGTTCCTTTGGCAGCAAGTGGAGAAATTCGTTTATGAACCGATTCCGACGAACTCCTCGTGCTTCGGCCCGGATGCCTTCGTGCAACTCCTTTGTGACTCGTTCCGGGAGGTTTTCGATGAGATGCATCGCGCCGACATTGGAGGCGAGCGGGATGACGTCCAACGTCGGCTGCGCAGAGCCCGATGTGAACGAACTCAACTGGAGGTCCACGAGAGTGCTCTTGGTCGCTTTCGCCTCGTCGTATTCCTCACCGACAGCCGCCGCGACCTGCTGCCGAGCAATGTTCCGGGCAGCTTTCAGAAGTGCCTGCAGAGCCGGTCCGAATGCAGCCAGACTCAACCGGCCATCGGAGAGTCCGGGCGCATTGCCGTCCCAGTAGATTCGAAGTTGAGTCGTCATCGGGAACCTCCTGCCGCTCATGTTGCGGCAGCCGGCCCACAATGGCACGGCCATTAGGACAGAAGCCAGCGGCTGGCTGCGCGGATGAGGGGCAGACCCGCTAGGGCCCCAACTCCCAGGGGATGGGAGTAGGGACTACTTCTTGGGCTTCTTCCTTGCCTCCAGAGCCTCGGCCAGCAGCGTGCGCACGAGGTCATCGGCTTCCTGTGAGGCGCCTCCGCCGGCCAGCAACTCCGCCGCGTGCGCCTGCATCCACTCGTAGGCCGCCACGCCTATCTCGGTGAATGTGACGCGGGTCTCATTCACCGAGCGATTCTGCTCGGATGACGCCTTCTTGACGCGCTCGGTCAGCGCCGAAGGCTCCCGCCCACTGAACCGCTCGTCGTACTGCGCCTGCCGAACCCGAAGTGGGAACACCCGTCACCTCCGCGCGATGCCATCGGTATGCCACGCGCCGCCGTGGCCATGCAACCGGCGCCTGTTGACATCGAAAGTCAGCGCTTGTATGACAAGCATTATCAAGGGGACGCCATGGCCACGAAGACGAAGCGGACGAAGACGGAGAAGCAGGACGTGCTGCCGGACACCTTCAACCTGGCTGTGCGGCGCACGCGGGCCGGCTGGTGGCGCTCGCGGCCGCTGTGTTGCTGACGCTGTCGCCGCACGCGTCCGTGGTGCCCTGGGAGGCGCCCCAGGGCAGCGTCCCAGAGACGCTCATGCTGGCCGACGTCGCCGGCTCCGAGTTTTGGCTGGCCGGAATCCCCATGCCGTCCGCCCCTGTGGATGGTCAGAAGCGCCCACCCTGTGAGCCTCCGGAGGTCCGCATCAACGGCGGGTGCTGGCTGAAGCTGGACGCCTCGGTGCCCTGCCCGCGACGCTCGGCGGAACACAAGGGCGGCTGCTACGTCCCTGTGAAGGGCGAGGGCCCTGCCCCGGTGGCCATTACGCCGTAGGGACGTTGACCCATGAGAGACTCAGAGCGAAACTCCCGCCCTGGCCTACTGGAGGACATGTCGATGCGGCTGACACTCGCGATTGCAACCATACTGGTAACTGCATGCGGTGGCCCTGACGCCACCGAACCCGCCTCATCGGCGGCGGAACAGAGCCAAACCGGCAGCGGTGAGTATGCCGTCACCATCCGGAACGAGAGCGGCCAAGAGTCCGTGATGAACTTCAAGTACTGGATTGTCCGTCCAATCGAGTACGGGACCAATTACGGCTGGTGGCCGATTGAGAATCAGAAGGTTGCTAACGGCGAAACGCGCACGACGACACTGGTCGTGCCCGATGGCGAACGAGTCGCCGTGCAGTTGACTACGTGGGCCGGTGGCCGGGCGGAGAGCGTCCACAACATTGCTGCCCCGCGAGGAGAACTCCTCCTCTCTGTCGGGCAAGACGGACGCCCAAGCCTGACTTGGAGCGAGTGACTCACCTTGGAGTGGTAGGGGGTCCGGTTGACGGGCACTCCAGGGCCAAGGGAGTCTGACCGGCATGCGAATACTCCTTGCATTGCTGGCCGCCGTGGCCCTCTTCGCCTGTGGTGGCCCAGACTTCGAAGGCCGTTGGCGTGGGCACCTGACGCAGGTAGTGACGTGTCCAGGCGGAACAGCCAATCGAACCCTCATCATGGACCTCGTCGCCAAGCGGGATGGCGATGACGTCAACTTCGCCGGAAACACGTCCTGTGGAGTCATTTCCACACGCGTCAACGGCGATGCTGTTTCAATCCGGTCCGTGACCTGCCTGCCCATCACCTCGGACGGTGCCTCTTTCACCGACTCCATCCGAGGCGGCACGATGACGCTGAAGGGCGACATCCTGGAGGTCGACGCCCGGATGACCACGAGGATTGAGAGTTCGTCAGATGTGGTCGATTGCCAGGGCCCTCTGACAGGTACGCTCGCGCGCGAGGACTGAATACTGCCGGGCTCAACGGCTCATGGAGCCCGGCCGAGTGCCTCGGCCAACGCCTTCTGGCGCAATCTCCGCTCCTCCTCTTCTGTCGGGAACAGAGGCGCCACGTACTGGTCGAGAGCCTGCGGCGCTAGGGAGCGTTCGACAGCGCCACCCAGGAGTGAGCCTCCGCGGGCACGTCCTGGCGATGCAGCAAGGTAGCGTCCCAACCCACCGAAGCCGGTAGAGAGCGCGTCGCTGACGGAGGCAATCGTCGATGGACCTCTCTCCTTCCAAACCCGGCCTGCCATCGCCGCAAGCATGGCAGGCGCGCCTGTTGAGCCGGTCGCCGTTGCCGCATTCGCGACGTCGAAGGCGGACGGCCCCGATGCTCCACCAATGCGCTGGGCCTCCCGGGCGGTCCCGCGGCGCGCGGCCTCTCGGGCCCCAATCAGTCGCGACAGCCGCTGCTTCACTGGCTCGAATGCCTCTGCTGCCTGCTGCACGTTTGGATTAGTCGAGCGAGCACTCTGCTCTGCGATGGCATCCTCGGTGTGGCGACGCACTGTTGCCGCAATGCCTTTCCGCACCTTGTTGAGGGGCGTCTCTTCGTAGCGCCCATATTGCGCCTTGTCCTGGAGGCTGCGCTTGATGTCCTCAATCTGGCTCAGCGCGAATCGATTCGTCGGGGCAAGCCCCCTCGCCTCCGCCAACTCGCTCATGTCGCTGAGCTTGTTCGCGACGGTGCGGTACTCCTGCGGAAGCGCCGGGTTCATCTCCGTCAGGTCGAGCTTCTTGGCCTCGGCCAGTAGCTCATCCATGAGGCCGCGGGCGTTCGGTCCAACGACGCCCTCCTTGGCGAGGTCTTCCACGATGGCACCGTACACGTCTCCAGTGTCCGCAGCTGCGCTCTCCAGGCGTTTGAAAGCCCCTGCGGTGGTCCCCCATGGGACGATGGCACCTGTGTCAAGTGCCTCCTGAACCACCTCTGCCGGGAGTTCCGCGCGCTTGGAGAGTTGGTCAGCGCCGCTGGTGAGCACGCGGCGCCCCGTGCTCTGGGCGGTGTTGCGCAGGGCGCGTTGAAGCACGCGCGCCACCACTGGCGCAGCCTGGCCGACGCCGTAACCCACCGCGCCACCAGCCGCCCCCGTCGCACCACCGAGTGCCGTGTCCAGGATGGCTCTGTCGTACTCGCCTCGGCTCAGGTCCGCATTGCTGTCCCCCAGGCCACTCGCCGCCCCCATCACCGCGCCGGTACGCACGAGTTGTCCAAGGGAGGCAGCGCCAGCCCCAGGCGTAACGGGGGCAGTCGCCAGCCCGCCGAGGACCTGTCCGGTGATGAAGGCACCGGGCTGCTGCTCCCGTGCCTCGTCCGCCTCGTTCCGCACGGCATCGCGGACGAGCTCGTAGGAGGACGGATTCAACTGCGAGGCGCGTGCTTCAACCTTCGCTGCGCGCTCCTCGGGTGTGTCCGTCGCGAGCGGCCGGGCCGCTTCGCCCAACCGCACGCTACTTTCCGGGACGAAGGTGCGCCCGATGAGTCCGCCAATCTCGTCTGCAAAGCCCAAGGTGCCACCCTGAGCGAAGCCAAGGGCCCCCGCCCGAGTCCGACCAATCTGCCGCCGAGCAGTCGGGCTGGGCTCAGGCACGACTTCAGGCCCCGCGGCCGGTGCCTCCTGGGGCTGCACAACAACGGATGAGGCATCCCACTCCACATCTGGAGGTGGCATGTCGAGCCCTGTGGTGCCGTCTTCCCACTCCACGTCCACTGGCGGTAGTTCAGGTGTCTGCGCCATGACTCACTGCCTCCTGTCCGACGGCGCGAGGCCGTACGTGCCATCCGTGTAGACGACGCGCATCCACTTCCCGTCCTTCGAGTACGTGCGGCTGGCCTCTTTGCGGCCGGGGTCGAGCTTCTTGTCGGCGCGGGCGGGACGGCCGGCCTGGGACGTCTGCTGAGGCTTCGGTGTCGGGCGCGCCTGCCCGCGCTTACCGGATGGCAGGTCCTCAATTGGCACCATCGTGCCAGGGACAATCACGCGCTCAGGCGACACGCCGATGTCCGAGGCGATACCGCGGTAACCGCCAATGAGGCCTTCCGCCCTACCCTTTATCGCCTGGAACTGATTGGCCGCGCTACGCACGAACTCGGCGCGCTGCTCGGGGTTGAGCCGCTCGCCGCTTATGGCCCGATTGTAGGCGTTGATGACGCGGTCCGGGATTCCACCGGCATTCTGGGCATTCGCGAATTCCCCTTCCCTCACGGCGCTTGTTGGGTCGAGCGTCTTCATATACCCGAAGATGAGAGCAAGGTCGCTGGCAGGACTCGGGTCTGCGGCTGCCTGTCGCACCTTCTCGTATGCGACGGCCGCCAGTTGGTACTTCTGGATGACCTTGTGCCCCTGCACTTCACTACGGAGCTTTGCTTCGTTGTCGAGTTGCTGCTGGGTTGCCTTGTCGCCCGCGGTGATTGCTGCGGCGCGCTCACGGCTCTTCCGGTCGAGGTCGCGCTGCTCTGCCTGCCATGCCCTGTCTGACTTCTTCTCGTTGGGACGCCGGTCCGCTTCCCCCTTGCGCCGCTTCGCCTCCTCAGCAGCCAATGCGAGGCGCAGAGCGCCCTGCCGCAGCGACTCGCCACGGTAGTTGAGTGGGCTCGACTTGTCGGATTGGTCAATCTGCGAGGCGCCGAAACGCGAGAGGACTCTGTCACCGGTCAGCAATCCGAGATTACCAATCGCCTGCTGTGCTCCACGCGCCGCCTCCTGTTCCTGCATCTGGCTGTCGTCGAGTCCAGGCGTCGCGTCCAGGTCGCCGCCTAGAATCTCGTCAAACACAGAAGATGCACCTCCTCCAGCAAGGGCGCTCGCCAGTGCCGCCTGTTTCTCCAGCCCAGGCACCGATGGCCCGGGCGGGATGCTAGACGCCGCAGTGCGCCCCGCGACAGCGTCCGCCAGGGCCCGCTGGGTGGCCATGGGGTCGTCCTCAAAACCGAGTGCGGCATTCACGTCCGCCTGGGGCGGCGGGGGCTGGGCGCCGCGCAAGGCCTGCGCCAGGGCCATTTGCATGGCAGCGTTGAAGGGGGCCATAGCAGCACCTCAGAAGGAGAAGGGAATGGCGGGGGTGACGTCCTGCGTGGGCTGCTGGGGCCGGCGGCGGATGGCGTCCGTGTAGAGGAGGCGGCCGGCGTCCTTCTGAGCCAGCAAGTCCTCCATGCCGGCCTGGGCCTGCTGCAACTTGTGCTGGCCCTGGAAGCCGCGGACGACGTCGCCAAGGCCGCCCAGGGCCGCTCCCCATCCGGTGGATGACTGCTTGCCGGAGGGCTGCTGGAGGGCCTGTGCCATGGCCATCTGCTGGTCCAGCAACCCCTGGCGTTCGTCGAGGGTGCCGAGGCCAATCAACTGCTCCAACTCTTCGGGCGTCATCTGCTGCAACAGGGCATCGAAGTCGTTCGTCATGACAGGGGCTCCGGGGCAAAAATGGGGTGGACGAGAAGCATGCCGCCAGGGCCAGTGCGCACGAGGTGGGGCGCGACGGCGGCCACGTCCTGGGCGACGACGCCGAGGTAGCGACGACCAGGCTCGTGGAGGTACTCCCACGTCGCGAGGTGGACGCCCGACATGACTTCTGTGGGCAGGCGGCGGATGTCCTTCTTCATCCGCTCATCCGAGAGGAAGAAGGGCAGCGTAGAGGCGACATTCATGAGGCCGCCGAAGACGTCCGCGTTGGCCTGGTTGCTGGCCTGCCACTGGCCCATGTTCGCGTTGTGCTGGCCCATGGCCGCGCCAAGGTAGTCAGTAGGACTGTACGCGCCCGCGTTGTTGAAGCCGGGCATGGAGAGGAAGCCTTGCAGCGCCTGAGCCTCCGCCATGGGCTGGCCGCGCTGGCGCAGCAACTCCGCCATGGCGTTCTGCCGGGCGGCCATGTCCTGGTTGAAGACGGCCTGCCCCGCGGCGGTGCCCTGTCCAATAGCGCTGGCCATGGCCGAGGTGTACGCGTCGTTGCGCTGCTGGCCGAATTCGGACTGGGCGTTGCGGTAGGCCTCGCTGCCCTCGCTGAGTCCCTGATTCAGCAGGCGCGTGCGCTCCGCGTCCTCGCGGCGCTGCCACTGCGGGTCCAACCGCGACGTCGCCTGCGAGTAGGCGGACTCAATCGCCTGGTTCCGCGCCGCGTCGCCGCTGCTGACGCCGGGCAACCCGGAGAAGTCCAAAGGCTGGCTCAGGCTGGTGGCCAACTGCTGCTGGACGGCGTTGGAGGCATCCCCCAGCGGGCCGTTGAAGGACGTCTGCATGCCCCAACTGCCGTTGGGCCCCTGCGTCCACTGTTGGGAGGCCCACGGCGTGTTGATGTTGGGGCGGTTGGCCTGCGTCTGCTGGTTGATGCTCTGCTGAGACGCCTGCGACTGCTGCTCGGCAGCGCCGCGGAAGTCGGGCGGCGCGGGTGCTTGCTTCCCCATGGCCTACTCCTTGAGCCAGCGGCACTCCTCGCGCCGCAACTCGTGCACAACGAGGTCAATTCCAGCAGTCCACCCGTCCCGCACCCGGTGCGTCTCACGGAAGCCGAAGCGCAGGGCCAGCGCGCAGCTCCGCGCGTTGTCCGCGGGGATGATGCCCAGTAGGACGCCCTTCCCCGCCTCCAGGAAGGGGTATCGAAAGGCCGGCCGCAGCAGCGAGCGCCACACCACCGGCGTGTCCACCGCCATGTGCGCCTGCACTGCATTCTCCGTCCAGCAGTCGTAGGCGACGACGCCGCGGATTCGCCCTGACGCGTCCACCGCCTGAATGGCGCGCGCGTTGCGCGTCAGCACGCAGCCGGTGAGCGCCTCAATCCACGCCCTGGCGGCGGTATGTCCAGCCTCGACTCTCACAACAGCCCTCCCGCCGTGAAGAGGATGTCGATTCCGACAAGTACGGTCCGCGCCACGGCGGTGCCGCGGATGGCGATAGCCAAATCCACTCCCACGCCCGTCCCACCGCGCACCTGCTGCGAGGCCTGGTACTCGCCGCTCCACACGTCCACGTCCCAGGTGGAGCCGTCCCAAGTACCGCTGCCGCCACCCATGGCCGACACTGGCGCCAACTCCGCGAAGTCGTAGCGATAGCGCGCCTGCACTTCGTATGAGGGCGTCGCACTCTCAGAGAGCAGCGTCGGCCGCAGCAACTGCACCTGCTTCTGGCGCGCGCTGCCCAAGTTGGTGAAGGCGGACAGGAGACTCCACTGCACTGGCGTGAAGGCGCTCGGCTCCGACAGGAGGACGCCGTCCACGTAGCCGTCGTTGACGCAGACGCGTCCGTCGACGGTGCCGAAGTACAACTTCCCGCCCCACACCGCGGACGAGTAGATGGGCAAGTCCCGGTACCGGAACCACGCGCGGCCCGCGAGGGCCATGACGAGTTGCTCGGTGGGCTGCCCGGGGTACGTCGGCACCGTCACGAGGAGTGCGTTGTCCTCTGGGTGGAGTTGCATACTCCAGCCCGGGAGCGACGCGCGGGTGAGCATCAGCGCGCTGAAGAGGTTGGACACTTTGGCCGTGACGTACGTGTCCTTGTCCACCTCGCCAGCAACGAGGCGCGACAGCGGGCGGACGCCCAGACGCGACAGCACCAGCACGTCGCCGCCGTAGTCGGTGGCGATGCGGCGTCCCGCTGGCGGCGAGCCCCCCAGGCTCCACACACCGCGCAGGCCGAAGGTGGCCGAACTGGCCGGGTCCGTGCCCTGCCAGATGGCGACGTCACCGCCGCCGGAGATGGCCACGAGGGAGTCATCCATGCCGGCGCCGCCGTCGTACGTCCAGTTCCACAGGCCGACGAGGTGGCCTCCCGCACGAAACTGCGCGCCCATTTCGAAGGGCTGCGCTGTACCGGCGATTGCGCCCGCGGGCAGGTACCACGCGCGCGCGGTGTCGCGTTCCACCAGCCAGACGCGCTGTTTGAAGACGGCGACGAAGACGATGTTGGCCGGGTTGACCCCGTCGATTTCACCGACGCCAGTCCCCTGCGCGACAGCGGTCCAGGTATCCGTAGACTCGGAGTACCGGAACAGGCCATTCGTCTCGTCCGCGTAGAAGAGGAAGTGCCCACGCTGCGTGACGAATGCGTGAGAGACGCCGAAGCCAGCGTCGCCCGTCTGGTCCCCGAAGGTGAGCACCTGCGTGGGCGTCTGCGACGACGCGGAAACGTCCCAGATGCCCTCGGACGTCGTCTGGAAAAGGCGATTCGCCGCGCCAGACTTGGCGCTACCGGCGAATGGCAGCGTCGAGCGCGCAGGCACACCAAGGCCCGTGCACCACTCGCGGTAGCCCAGCCGGCTGCGCAGGCCGAGCTCGGACGCGATGAGGTTGAAGCCTTGGAGACAGTCGCTGACAGGCATGGCGCTGCCCGCCGAGACGGTGTTGAGTCCACCCACCGGCGCCGGCAGGTGCGCCTCCTGAATCGAGGGTGGCGGGGGCACACGCCTGGCGCGCAGGGGCATCACTGGCCGAATCCCGTCTCCGGCACGTTGGCGCAGTCCAGCATCCGGTTGGTGGCGAAGGGCCGCCGGTTGAGTGACAGCACCGGCGCCGCGCCGTCACCGCCCTGCGCGCGCTCGAGTGCCTTGTCGTAGTCGTCCTGGCACGCCGTGGAGTCGAATCCCTTGGCGCGTTGCCACCTCAGTTTGAGTCCGCAGACGAGGAGGCGACGGTCGAAGAAGAGCGTGTCGCCGCCGGACTCCGGTGCGTCGGCGTTCGGCGTCTCCGAGCCTCCGGTTCCCACCCAGTGACTCGACACGTACTCGTAGGCGATGTCGGCCACAGACTCCGGCGTGGGGTGCAGCACGAATTCCCCGCCGACGAGGCGGTACATGACGTCCACCGTGCCAGCGGACGTCAGCACCTGGAGCAACTGCCAGCCCTGGGCGCTCAGCGGCCCGAGCAACGGCATCCGCTGCGTGCGGTTCCATCCCGTCTGGTCGACGAAGCGGTTGTAGTCGGGCGGCATCTCGTAGTTGGCCAGCCCGACCTGCGTGGCAAACGTCCATTGCTGCTGCAGGTGCGTCCACTGGTAGTCGCGCACCATATCCTGGCCGAGGGACTTCAGGAGACGGCACAACTGCACGAGGTTGACATCAGCGGACGCATACGGGTCCGCGACGTCGGTGGCCAGCAGCCCGAGTTCCACGGCCGCGTCGTTGATGATGGAGGCAGCCGTGTCCCAGGCCATGCGTCACCGTGCCTTGCGAGAAAGCTGCTCGATGCGCTCGCCCTGCTCCTTCAACTGCTGGCGCAGCGTCGCCAATTCGTTGTTCTTCGTGTCGAGCTCCGCGCGGAGTTGCTCGGAGGGGGCATTCCCCTCGGCACGCTTCACGCAGTCCTTCGCCTTCTCCACGAGGGCACGCACCGGCCCAATCTTCTGGAGAAGCGCGTCCGGCACGGCGGCGAGTTGCTCGACGGTGACGATTTTGAAGTAGGCCAGGTTCTCCACCTCCGCGCGGGTGATGGCAGGCCACTCCTTCAGCGGCGTCCCCACCTGCACGTCGGACTTGCCCGCGAGGAATGCCTCGTACTGGCGGCGATAGAGCCCCCTATCCTCGTCCGTCGCAGGGCGGAAGATGTCGTTATTCCGGTCCCCCGGTACGACGATGCGGATGTACTCCACGTCCTTGAAGACGGGGCGCCCGGCCTTCGTCGTCTCCTCCTCGTCGCGCTTGGCGTGCATGCCAAACTGCACGAAAAGGCGGTCCGCGCCCGCCTGCTTCTGCCCGCTATGGGCAGCCTCCGCCATCTGCATCAGCGACTCATCCGCGAGACCACGCATGGGATTCTCCCTGGGTGAAGAAGAGCGGCGGCCGACCACCCAGAAACCGGCCGCCGCTCAGTGCTGCTCAGCCGTTGCCGTTGAGGGCCGGACGCGACATCTGGACGACGGTGAAGCCCGCCGTCGGCGTGCCCGTCACCGTCCGGAAGCGCGCGCCATCCACCTTGTCGGTGGCCACCACGGCGTCGTCCACCTGGCCGGCCGTCGCGGTGAGGTAGACGGGCGCGCCGACGACGACGCCCGCCGCGGAGCGCACCAGGGCGGCGCCGGTGATGAGGTACCAGCCGTACTGCTCGGCGACGTTGGCGCTCATCGCCACCGCCACCAGGCCACGGTCGCCGGCCACACCGCGCTTCGTGGTGCCCGCGTACTGGTCATACGTGACGAGATCGCCCACCACCGTGCTGGCGACACCCTTCAGGTAGATGAACTCGGCCGCGCCGAACACCGGGTCCTTCGCGCGGGTGATGGTGCCCAGCGGCGCCTTCTGCACCGCGGACGTGTCCGAGATGTTCTGCGGCAGGATGCCGCCGTACTCCGTCGTCTGGTAGGCCATGTGCCTGTCTCCGTCTGCGCGAGCGCTGTTACTCGGCGATGAGGCGGCCCTGGAACTGGGCGCCGCTGCAGGTGAGGTTGCCGGCCCAGGCGAGAATCTGCGCCTCGGCGTCCTGGTTGAAAGCCGCGCGCCGCGACGGGCTGAGCGGCACCATGTTCCGGTCCTTGTGCGGGCGGAAGTGTAGGTACTTCGTATTCAGGAAGTACATGGTGTTGGCACCCGCGAAGCCGCCGATGCCGCCGTCCAGCACCACGTCCGTGGAGAGGAACTTCAGGCTGCGGAAGCCGAGGTTCGCCTCCTCCGCCGAGGTGAAGCGCTGCAGCACCTGGAGCGAGTTGGAGTACGTCGTCCACGCGTCGTTGCCAGACATGATGAGGTCAGGCATGTCCGCGCCGCGCACGCACCGCGACCACAACTTCGTCATGGCGGGCTGGATGGTGTTGATGGTGGCCACCGCCGCCATGTCCTCCACCTGCGAGCGCCAGAAGGGCCACAGCGCGCGGTTGATGCCGCCGTAGGTGCCCACCGTCGGGTCCACCGGCACGGCCCCGTCCAGGCCATTGATGGCCCGGCCGCCAAAGGCCGTCCCGTCGCCGTAGAGCGCCGCGGAGATGTCGTTGGCCATGGTGGCCTCGGCGACATTCATCCGCGCCTCGAGCAGGTCGAGTTGCGCCTCCTTGCCGGAGTTCTGCAGCATCTCCAACCCGCTGATGACGACGGGCACCGCGTACTGCTTCAGCGCGTACTCGGCGCTGGAGATGACGTCCTGTGGGGCCGTCGGTAGCACGTCATAGCCGGAGTACCAGCCGCCGTTGCTGTTCCCCGAGAAGCTCAACTCCTCAAGGATGGTGTACCCACCCGAGACGAGCCGCGGCTTCCCGCGCTTCGCCAGGCGGGCGAGGATGGCGTTGTTCTTGGTGACGTTGTCGGCGATGACGCCACTGCGCGACTCAATGGTCGTCGTGATGATGTCGGAGATATTGGGAAAGGGCATGAGCGCCCCTCGCTTCGTGAGGTGTCCTTGCTCGCGACTTTCTGCGCGTGGACGGCTGCTGCCGTTCGCTCACGCCCCGACGCGAATGGGGGCTCAGGAAGCGAGTGGGCCGAGGCTCTCGCTGACTTCGGTGCTGCGGACTGCGACTACCGGCCGGACGAATTCGCCCATGCCGCTTCGAGGCTGCCTCTCACCGACGTGTCCTTCGGCGCCACGGTGGGGGCCGGGGCCGTCTTGACGGAGGAGGCTGCTGCGCGGGCCCGCTGCGTGGACGCCTGGGCGGCGTTCGCCTGCGCGGCCTGCTCGCGCTGCTGAAGCACCTTCGAGACTTCCGGGTGCATCTTCACCGCTCGATTGTACGCGTCCTCCAGCGACATCGCAACGCCGCGCCGAGCAGCGCCCTGGAGGAGCATCTGCATGTCTTCACGGACGTCGTCGAAGAACTCCGCCTTGCCACTGCTGACGAATGCCTCGACGCTGCGCTGGGCCTCCGTCATGCGTCCCTGCTGCGCCTGCTGGGCGAAGCGCTGCATGACTCGCTGCTCAGCCTGCTGGAGGAGTTGGTTGGGGTCGAAGTGCTGGGGCTGCGCCTCGGCGGCCGGCGGCGCTTGGCCGGCCAGAGCGGCGTCAAGCATCTCCAGCGGCACCCCATAGCCGTGGACGATTTGCGCGACGAGCTGCGCCTTGTGCGCGGGCGGCGCGGTGCGAAGCGCGGCGGCCGTCTGGAGCAGCCCGGCCACTGCCTTCACAGGGTCCTGGCCCTCGGCCTGAATCATCCCCATGTAGGGCGACACCACCTGCTCGAAGCTCTGCGCCGTCTTGCGGTGCTGCGCCGCCTCGCTCAGGACAGTCTGTACCTCGCGCTCCCTGCGAGTGACTTCCTTCTGCACCTCCGGCGGCAGCTTCGCCCACTGCTCGCGAACCTCTGGGCGCCAGGACTGCGGCGCGCGCACCTCTGGCTGCTTGGGGGTGGCAGACTGGGCCGGCTCGTCCGGCTTCGCCGTCGCCGTCGACGCGGCCTCGGAGGGCTTCGCCCCGGCAGCCTCCGCCGGAGTCGCACCAGGCTCCTCGGTACCACCTGTGGGCGCTGCCGGACTCTCCTTCGCTGCCGACGTGGCAATCGGAGTCGGGGCCGTCGCCTCCTGGGCGGGAGCGGCCGTTGCCGCTGCCGTCGCCACCGCGGCGGGCGTCGTCGGCGCGGGTGTCGGAGCCGAGTGCTTCTCGGCAGCCGCCGCCAGGGACTCTCTCAGACTCACCTCTCCGCTCATCTCCTCAACCTCTCAATCGCACGGGCAATGTCTTGCCGGCGCTCCTGGGTGCCCTGCTTCCCTGCGTAAAACTCCGCCCGCTTTTTCTCCGCCGCGGCCCACACGCCCGTGAAGTCATCGGCATCGGCAAGGCCGTTGGCCTGCATGTACGCGCGGCGCTTCGTGCGGCTTCCGATGTCGGTGCCGTCCGTCGCCACCGTGCCCTCCATGTACCTGTCGGTGTAGACGGGCTGGCGCTCCTCGACGGACTGGTAGTCCGGGGTCACCTCGATGGACTCGACGCGCCCCGTCTCGGGGTTGGGGCGGTACACGTAGCGGCGCCTCACGGCATCCCTCCATTCCTGGCCTGCGGATTCATGGCGCGGGCAGCCTGGCTGATGAGGTTCTTCTGTGCGGCCTCCCGCACGTTCCACTCGGCCTGCTGCCGCTCCTTCGTCTCGTTGGCCTGCGTCTCAGCCTGGATGCGCAGCAGGTCGCCCTGCACCTCGGCCTGCACCTTCGCCATTTCCTGCTGTCCCTTCATCGCCTGGGCCACCACCTTTGGGTCCGGCTGCTGCGGCGCCGGGCTCTGCTGGGCGGCCTGCTTCTGCGCCTCTTCCGCGGCGGCGATGGCCTTGTCCAACACGCCTTCGATGGTGCTGCTGCCACGCAGGCCAGAGACGCTCCATTTGAGCATCTGGAGCAGGAAGGGAGCGCTGCCGGGCACCTGCTGAGCCAACGGAGCCACCCCCTGCATGAAGCTGGCGATGCCGGACAGCACCTCCATCTTCTCATTCCGCAGCGCCGCGAAGTCCTGGAGGGACACGGCCTCGGGCTTCACCTCGACGCGGTACATGGAGAAGCGCGACTTGATGAGCTCGGCGGCCTTGGGCGCCAACTCCTTGTCGAAGGTGAACTCGGCGTTCGCCTGGGCCAGAATGCTCGCCACGTCGTAGTGCTCGGCGATGACCTCCGCCTTCAGGCGCTGGATGTCCGAGGCGAAGCGGGCCACCTCGTCCTGGAGGCGCTGAAGCCGGATGCTGCCGAACTTCGCCTTCACCCCCTGCGCCATGGCCGTCTCGCGCGGGTCGCTCGCGCCACGCATGATGTCGGCCATGCCCGTCACCTGGTGCAGGGCGTCCACGAGCTCGCGCCGGTAGTCACGCAGGGACGTCAGCGCCGCGACGACGGGCTCCAAGGGGAACCAGTCCACCACGCCGCGCAGGCCGCCCTTGTCGGCGAACGTCAGCCAGTTCTCCACGGGGATGAGGTCGTTCTGCGCGGCCTCGGACAGCAGGCGGCCGATGGTGAGTCCGCTGGACTTGTCGTAGACGCCCACCACGCGGATGGCGCGCTCCAGCAGGGTGATGCGCGTGCTGACGAGGTCGATTTCCTTGTACAGGTCCTGGGCCAGGACGAAGTCTGGGCGCGGCACCACCTTGTCCGTCGTCCAGTTCGCCAAGAGGGGCTTCGGACACGGGAAGAAGCTCTCAAGCCCCAGAGGGTCCGGTTGGGTGTCGAGGACGGCGCTGTAGCCCTCCACGTACCAGTCCACCTTCCGGCCGCCCTTGTCCCATATTTCCCACACCTCCGCCCTGTCCCAGGGGTGGCAGGACTGGCCGTCCTTACCGTCCTTCGGCTTGCCCACCTTCGGGACGGAAGCCCAGAGATTGCGGCTGCCGTCCGCGTCGAAGCGCGCGTTGAACTCGCGCATGTCCAGGAGGTTGCGGAAGGCCAGCCACCGCACCTCGTGCCAGACGCGCGCGGGGCTCCATAGGACGTCCTGCCAGTGCAGGTAGTCGGTCTCCACGCACTCGTATGCCTTGCGCTGGGTGGGCGGCACCGCAGCGGCGAGCTCGGCGCCGGTCGCCTCATCCAGGATGGCGTCCACCCCGGCAACCTCCTCCCACTCCACCTCATAGCGGATGCGGCACAGCCCGAAGCCGGGCAGCAGCCGGTCCTGGAGGGCGTACTCCAGCGCCTGCTGGAAGGTGTCGCTGTCCTTCTCAATGTCCGTGTTGAGCAGCCGCTCCAGCAACTCCGACGCGACGCGAGCCACGTCATCGTCCGCGTCCGCGAAGCGCCGGCTGACGCTCACCTTGGGCGTTTGGCCGTACAGGCTGGCCATCTGCGTCTGGATGTTGGTGCTGAAGAGGTTCCACCGCGTCTCAGCGTCATGCGCGGAGTCGCGCTCGTCGCGGTACCGCTTGACGATTTCCTTCCCCTGCGTGTGCCACTTCTCCAGCGGCTCGCGCGCGGCGGACATCTCCTCCTGCCAGCGTTGGGCCCAGCCCTGGGGCGTGTCCGCGAAGTCTGTGGGCTGCGACTCATTCATATCCGGCCGCTCCCGCGCTGAGGCGCCGTGGCCCAGAGTTCATCCAGGGTGAAGGTGGCGGGCGCGTTGGGCACGGCCTTGGGCTTCGCCTCATCCGCCGGAGGCACCAGCGACTGCGCCACCTGGGCGAAGGTGGCGACGTACCGGAAGGCGTCCGCGTCGTGGCTGGCCCAGTCGTGCACCGGCTCTCGGGAGTACGTCTGCAACTTCTCGTTGTACTGGTAGCGGTAGCTGCGCAGCGCCTCTAGGCCGGACTCCAGCCCCGCCACCTGCGGCACGTCACAGCGCGCGTGGAAGCGGATGTCCCGCTCCAGGAGGGCGCGGGCGGCGGCAATGCCGTCCTCCAGGCTGAGTTGCGGCCCCACGACGACGGCGGCAGGGCCGTACTTGGCCAGGAACTGCTCCAGCACTGAGGAGCGCGTCACCAGCGTCTTGGCGCGGGCGTCGTGCGGCAGGACGTGCTTGAGGTAGCGGTAGCCCTTCGCGCTCGCCCAGCCGTCCAGCAGGCCGAAGTAGTGCGACAGCGGTTCGCCGTTGTTGCGGTAGTGGTCGACGATGTCCACGCCGCCGGTGCGTAGCCGCATGAACCAGATGGAGGTGCTATCGGCACGTCCCAGGTCCCAGATGGTGAAGATGCTGCCCGTCTCGTGCTCGAAGGTGCAGATGCCGCCGCGCGCCTCCAGGGCCGCCAGGAGGTCGCCGTAGATGCTGCCCTTGTCGTGGCTGGGGTACTTACTGTCGATGTACTCGGCCACCCACTCCGCGTCCTTCCCTGCCACCTGACGCTCGTAGTAGCCGACCGGGAGGTTCTCCAGGTTCTCCGCGTCGGGCGCGCGTCCGCTGGGCTGCTCGAAAAGCTCGTAGCCCTCCGGCAATGCCTTCGTGAAGAGCTTGTAGCCCCAGTGGCCGGTGTGCCACGGGTTGGTGTCCATCCACACGCCGAACCAGGTGGCGCCGCCCTGGGCCTTGCTGGGGTACCGGCCCACGCGGCTGCACAGCACGTCGAGGATGGCCTTAGGCACCTGCCGGGCCTCGTTGACATAGGCCCCCGTCAACTCCAGGGAGAGGAGCTTCTTGACGTGCTCCGGCCTGTCGAGCGCTCGGAAGAGCACCTCGCAGTGCATGTGTGTGCCGTCGGACAGCGGCTTGTCGACGGTGAAGGTGAAGTCCTGCTCGTGCCACCTGCCACTGAGCGCTGGCACCCACTGCTCGAACGTCTTACGGGTGGTGTCCTTGAGTTCCCGGTACGTGTTGCGGATGACAGCGAAGCGGGTGCGGCGCACTCCGTCCGGGCCCGGCGCCTGCTCCGCCGCGCGCCGCGGAATCTCCACGACGCAGCCAGAGGACTTGCCGCTACCAACGGGCCCGACGATGCACCGGACGAAGGCGTTGCTGCGCAGGAAGCGCGCCACCGTCGGCGGGGCCCTGTAGGCGATGGCGCTCATGGCGACAACTCCAGGCGTACGCCGTAGAGCGTGTGGACCTCGCCCGGCTCCATCAGCCTTCGCTGGCCGAACACGAACTTCAGCGCGGCGTAGTACTCCTCAGGGTCCACCTTCGCCACGTCTCGTCGCTCAGCGACAGCCGCCTTCGCTTTGTCCATCGCCCGCTCCAGCGGCGGCTTCGGCATGCTGCGCAGGAAGGCGCGTCCCGTCTCGTCAGGCGGGGCGGGCCACTGACCGGCGTCACCCTCAGCAGGAGTGCGCTCGCACAGATGCGCGGGGGCACGGCGAAACGCTCGGAGGATGCAGTCTCGAAAGCTCACTTCGCCGCCCCCAGGTCGATGCTGATGGACAGCGCTTGGCCGTCCTTGCCCGCCACCTCGTGCTTCTGGGCAATCGGCCCGCACACCTCTTCGCGAATCATGCTGGCCGCCTTGAGGACGGGGGCTGCGAGTTTGAAGTCCACGCGCTCCTCCAGGACGTCCACGACGCGGGCAAAGGCCCTGTCGGCCAGTCGCTTCGCCTCGGGGTGCGCACCCTCAGGCACGCGCAGGGACAGCGACTCCACGGCCTGCACCGCCCCGTAAGGCAGCGCGTTGCGGCTGCCCTTCGGACGGCCAGCGCCGGGGCGTGCACCGCCCGGTGGCTTCTTCCCTGTCGCCCTGTGTTTCCTGGGTGAATTCGACACCTGGCGCCTACCCTGTGAGTTTCAACAGCCACAGGCTCAGCGGGGGTGTGGACAATGTGCACTAGCCCGACTGGCGCTTCTTCCGCCTCGGGTCCGTCACCTTGTCCGCGCGGACGTACCGGTAGGCCGCCATGCGCAGCCGCTTCCAGGCCAACTCCCACTGCCGCTTGTCCGAGGCGTCTACCTCCACCAAGTCGTAGACGGCCTCAAGGAAGCGAGCCTTGGGCGCCAGTCCGCGCTCTCGCAGCTCCGTGCCCTGCGGCCCGCGCTGCCGGCGCTTCAGGTGGCCCCAGCAGAGCCCAGAGCGCCGCGCTGGGCGCAGGCACCCGTCTACGACGCAGTCCACTGGGTTGCAGGCCATGTCACTCCCTCCCTGCAAACGGCGCCTGCGGGCACCAGCACTGCCCCAGGGGCCTGCCGCACAGGCGGCACCGGGGCGGGCGGTGGATGTGGGGTGTCATGAGCGGGCCTCAGCAATCTCTCGCGCCATCTCCCGAAGGCGGGACTGGTCACGCGCCTCTCTCTCTGCCTTGAGCCACACCTGCTCCTGCCTGGCCGCGTCGTCGGTCTCAGCGCCAGCGCCTCCCTCCCGTGGCTCACGCCTGCGCAGGTGCTCCGGCACGCGACGGAAGGCACGGCGGAGCAGCAGGCGTGTCACCCCGAAGCCGGAGAGCAGGTCCACGAAGCCGTAGACGAAGGCGACTGCGAGCCCCATCCCGATGAGGAAGTCCGTCATTGCCGGGACTCCTCGCGGTTCCGCGCGAGTGCCTTTCGCCAGTACGAGCGCCGGGACTCGCCATGGTCCCCGAGAATCAGGCGGCACATCCTGGCCTGGTCCCGGCGGTACGCTCGCCAACACGAGTCCTGCTCGCTGGCGTTGCACTGAGGTGGCTCGCCAGGGTTCCACGTCAAACGTCGCATCGGACGACGTCTCACGCACATCCAGCAGCGGCGCATCCTCATCGCCCATCCCTCCGAAGCAGGTACAGCCGTGCGCGGTGCGCGAGTCGCAGCGAGTCTTGGTACAGCGCCCAGGCCTCGGTGGCCCGGGACTCGTCTCCCGTCAGGTGGGCCACGTCCGCCTCAGCGCGCCAGTAGCAGACGCCGTCCAGTGCCTCCTGGTAGGCGTCCTTGCCGTGGTCCCTGCCGTTGTCGGACTGGTGTGGGCGGCCGTACTTCTCGACGCCCTCGAAGCTCCGGAGGTTGGCGTCATACGCGAGCAGCGCCCATCCGCGCTTCTCGTCGCCGTCGGCGTCGCGGGCCCGGAGCGTCATCTCGTGGAAGATGCCTTCCCAGGTGTGCGGGGCCTTGCCCTCCACGGGCGGGGGCTGGGGTGCGAGGTGGCTCATCGCTCGGCCTCGTTGGCCTTCTCGTTGATGAAACGCGCGAGAAGGCGAGCGGCATCAGAGCGAATGACGTTGACGACCGTCTGCGGGCCTCCGCACACAACAATGGCCACTGCTGGCGCGTCGTCTGGTAGCGCTCGGGTAGCGACAACAACCGTCCTTGCGTCACTCGGCTTGAAACCCGTCGCAAGCCCCAAGCCCCCGCCCTGCGTGTAGCAGGTCGACAGGCAGCGCCCGTCCTGAAGGCATTCAGCGCACGTCTTCCCGATATTGAGCGTGCTCATGCCACATCCCCTCCGAAGAAGTAGCCCGGGTCGTCGCAGTGGCCGGGCGCCACGCAGTTGGAGTCGCTGCACTTCGGGCAAAGGGTGTCGGTAGTGCCGACACCCTTCCTCGGCGCCGTCAGCGACGGGAAGGCGGCGCGCAGGTCGGACACTGCCGTCGCCTCGAATGACGTCGGCGCCTGGATATGGGGCCAGAGACGCTTCAACGCGCCCTCGACACCTGCCAACTTTGCCCGCGCCTGGAATGCCTCGGTGCCCTTGTCGTCGGCCAGAGACAGCGCTTCGCCCAACTCCCGGGCCATCCCGTCATGGCGCCTGCTCCAGTAGTCGCGCCAGTAGCGGGCGTCCTGGAGGCGGCGGCGCAGCACGAGGATGACGACGCCAGCCGCGATGAGGAGCACGGCGAGGAGCGCGGTCACGGCTCACCTCGAACCAGCGCGGCCACCACGGCGTCACGGTCATTCAGGCGTTCCGTTTCCCCGGAAGGCCATGCTACGAGGAATGGCGGGACAGACACCGCGCGCTCAGCCACTGTCGCAACATGACGCCCGTCGTGGCGCACGTCCCATACCTCGCCCGCAAATCCAGGGCGTGACACCGACTCAAACACCAAATCTTCCACCCTGACGCTCACGCCCCACCTCCCAGCGGCCAGAGGGAGCGCCACCAGCCGAGCCTGTCACACGCCGTCCACGCACGACGGACCATGCGCGGCGACATGTTGCCGAAGCGGTGGCATGAAGCGGCTTCGGCGCTCAACTCAATCGCCTTGCACCGAAGCACCGCATCCACAAGCGCAAAGAGGAGCGCGTTCACTTGGCCTCCAGAAACGCGTTGACGCGCTCAAACGCCTCGATTGCAGCGGCATCCTTCGGGTCATCCCCATCCACCGCGTCCATGTCGTTGAGCGTGTCGCCCATGTGCTCCATGGCGGCATGGGCAACCTTCAGCATGTCAAACGTGGCGTCGCGCTCCTTCTCCGCCCTCCCCACCCGCTCAATCAGCGCAAGGACGGCGGCGGGGTTTGCGACCTCCTGAAATCGCACCAGTGACGCGCAACTGGAGTACTCGGGCTCAACCGCCTGCGCCAGTCGCTTCAACTCCGCCAAGTCAATGTCACTCACACGGCACCCCTGCGCCGCGTCTGGGTTCGCGGCGATGATTCAGGGATACCGCTCGCGTCCCACAGCCTCAGTGAAAGGGCATCGGCTGCTGACGCTCGTCCTCACGCTCCTGCATCCGCGTCTGCCACTGGTGCAGGGTGTTGCGTCGGATGCCCGTCTCACGCCCTACCTCTATGGGCTCGACGCCCCGGGCCAGCATGACGCGGGCGCGGCGGGTGAGCTCGGCCGCGGCCTCCGGGTCGTCCTCCCAGAGTTGGCGCAAGTCCACCTCGCCCACTTCCGCGGCGCGGCGCTGGCGCACCGGCTCAGCCGGGCCGTCAGCGCAGAGGGGGCAGTAGTGCGTCTCGTGCTCGTCGCACCACGCGGCGCGGCGCTCCATCCGCTCGTCGAGGGTGAGGCGCCGTCCCTCCTCCAGGGCCAACTCCCACGAGGCTTTGGCCCTGGGCTGCGGCTTGGGCCGGCCCAGCGGCAAGTCCAGTTGCTCTGGCTCACGACGACAGGCCATGTCCAGCCTCCCGGAGGTGGGCCGCCAGCGCTTCGCGCAGTTCCGCGAGTTGGAGCGCCACGCGCTGGCGGCCGGTGCGCAACTCCTCAATGGCGGCGAACACCTGCTCGTCCGTCACCTTGCGCGCGCGCCTATAGGACTTGTCGTTTCTGGCGCACCACTCCGCGATGGCCTCGCGGAGGATGTCGGCCTTTTGCACCCCGCGCCGTTTGGCCTCGTGTGCGAGTATCGCTACCTGCTCGTCAGTCGCCAGCACGACGTCCCTGTCGGGCTGGCCTTCGGCCTTGGCCTTCGTCCAGCGCCACGGCGCCTCCAAGTCCTTGCCGCGCTGCTTTCGTCGGAGGTGGGCGTCACACAGCCCATGAGCTTCGACGCGGCGGACGCACCACGAGACGGTGCACTCTCTGGGTTTGCACGTCATGGCTCACCTCACAAGACTGGCAGGCCACCGGGGAGTTGGTGTCCCCTCTCGGCCTTGAGGTTGTACTTCTTGCGGATGCGGTCGACGTCGGGAGGGAATTCCGCGAAGCGCTCGACGATAGCCGTAGAGGGCCAGCCCTCGCGGAGCATCTCCAAGGCGATGCGCTCCCGCCTCTCCCGGGCCATCTGCGACGTCACCCCGTTGAGTGGCAGGTCCGGCCCCTCGTCTTCTCCTGCCTTCGGTGCCGTCTGGCGACTCTTACTGAGGGCTGCGCGGCGCTTGACGGCAGCAGCCTGGCCGCACGTCTCGCTGCAGTAGGGGCTGTAACCGGGCCCCTGCTTCCGCTTGCGCGCGGGCTTGTCGCAGCCCGGACGCTGGCACAGGTGCATACATGTCATCGCGCAGGCACTCCGTACGGGTACACCGCGGGCAGCACGGTGATGCCGTGGCAGTGGGCGATTTGGTAGACGTTCTCCCGGCGGAGTCCGAGGCGCTCGCAGATGGCCTCGACGGACACGCCGTCGCGCAGTAGCTCGGCAGTCCTACCGACTCGGTACGTGGCGAGTTCGCGCTCGGTCCAACCGAGCAACGGGCGCTTCGGGCCCAGTCCGACGCTCCGCTTCTTCTTCGGCGCGCGCCCCGTCCGAAACGCGCGCACGCCGCACCGGTTGGAGCAGTAGAGCTTGCGGCTTGCCGGGCGCGGGTTGCCGCACATCCGGCACTTCCCTGGGCGGCGTCTGCACGTCATGGCGCCACCTCCACGCAGACTGGCGTCACGCTCGCCTTGAACGCCGACCAGTGTTCGTCCAACGGCCTCCCGTTGGGCGGCTTCGCGTGACCTCGACGGAACAGGAACAGGCTCTTCGTGCTCGTGTCGCGCACTCGCTCCGTCTGGCACCGTGAACACCGTTCCACCTGCTCGCCGAGCGCCTGCGACTCAGTCGTGCCCCACTTGTGCCTTGGCGTCATGGCGCGCCTCCGGTGCCCACGTCCACGCGCGCCTTGCTCGCCTCGGTGCTGAACCCGTCGGGGTAGCGCTTGCGGAGCTTCTCGACGTTCGCCGCTGCCACGTCTCCGAGGTCCAGGTCGAGCCGCGCCGCGATGACCGCGACGTACCAGAGCACGTCACCCAACTCCTTCTTCACCTTCTCCACGTCCAGGTCATGTCCGTGGCCGACGAACTTCTTGACGTGGTCAGCCACCTCTCCTGCCTCGCCCGTCAGTCCCAGGCAGTCGCTCTCGAGCTTCAGGTGGTTGAAGGGCTCGCTGGGGCCTCCGATGTTCGCCGTGCGGAGCGCTGCCTGCTGGTACTGCTCGAACGTCATCGAGTTGCACGTCATCGCCGCACCCCGTTCCCAGCGACCGTATGGCCATCCCTGCTGTGGTGCCGCTCTGAGAACTTGCAACTGGGCGCTCTTGACGAACGACCGCAGTAGTCACAGAGCCCGCGCTCACGCACCTCAGCGCGGCGTGCCAGTTCCTGCTGCAACTCCTTGTCGCCGTACTCATCCAGGCTTCTGGGAAAGCTCATCGCTTCGTCTCCTTCTTCGGGTGTGCTGCGGGGTAGGTGTTGGAGGTAGCCAGGGCACGGAGCTCTGCCGGGGCCTTCCGGACGCGGCGCGGACGGTCCTCAGAAATCGATTCTGGCGGCCGTGGCGGGGTCGCCATTGCACGGGAGGCTTCGAGGGCGGGCACGGGTGGCGGAAGGGCAACTTGCGTGGCATTGGCGGCCAACAGCGCATCCGCCCGGACCGTCAGGGCGTGGAGCACCTGCCCGACAACGGCGGCAGGGGCATCACCCCAGGCCACCTCGACACGCACCACCTCCGGCCCCTTTTCTTGCCGGTACTCCCAGCGCACCAGCGGCGTGGCGTCATCCACCCGGAGGCAGGCGCACACTTCGTCCCGCACGCTCTTCAGCGAGGCAGCGAGATTGTCAGAATCCAGCGCCCGGGGCGCCACGCGCGTCAGTCGGACCACGAGCAGCGGTCCACCGTCCCAGCCCGGCCAGCGGCGGCGGGTGGCATCCCTCTGCCGCGATTTCTGGCGGTGGAGGCTGCTGTAGTGCTCCCTCTGATTCGTGAGCGACGGCGCCTTGATGGGGACTTCGAACTTGATGCACGTCACGACACAGCCTCCTCGGAGCGCAGCGGCCCCGCCGGGTCGAGCAGCAGCACCCGGCCCTTCCAGCGTTGTTCTCGGCACAGCGACACCATGTGGCGCGTGCCCTTGCCCAGGTTCGGGTCGGTGTGCGCCGCAACCCAGCGGACCACCGCGCCGTCGCGTGCGAGTTCCATGCACCGGTCGCGCATGAACTCGTTCCGCATGGGCCCAGCCTTGGAGCCCCATCCCTTCCAGTTCGCCGGGAAGCGCTCGACGTCGCCCACCTGGAACCACGGCCACTCCAGACTCGCAGCGACTTCCCACAGCCGGTCGGCACCGAAGGCCTCGGGGGCGTCCGACTTGCGCGCGTCACCCGCCCCGTAGACGAGAATCGCCCCGGGGTAGCCCGCGAAGCGGCGCACGAAGTCGCGCAGCACCGGCAGGTGCGCCAGCGTCAGGCCGCTGCTGCCGCAGGCCAAGAGGACCAATCCGCTCACAGCCGCCCCTCCTTCACGCCCAGGCGGCGACCAAATGCGTTCCCGGCTTCGGCAAACGTGGAGCGCCTGGCCATGAACTCGGCGCGCTCAGGCGATGCATGGAACTCCATCCAGTGCGCCTCACACAGGGTGTCCTCCGCCTCAGCGTCGGGGCACCCGGCGATGGGGCAGCCGACACGCCCGGAGCGCGGCGCCGCCGTACCGTCGTAGACGCGTGTCATGCCCCTCGACAGCACCACGTCGAGGTCGGCGTCCTCCTGCTCGCCCATGAACTGGTAGCGGCAACTCACAGCCCCACCTCCTCGGCCACCCGGCGCAATGCCCTCCGCGCGCGCTGGTAGCAGCCCCTGCACAGCCCCTTCGCGCCGCCCTGCCCCGTTCCAGCCAGGCGCGGGCAGGACGGTGCGTTGGCGCATGGCCCCGGCGCTCGACGAACGCGCGGCCGGTAACCGCACCACACCCGCAGATTCGTGTGGTGCGTGCAGTATCCGTGTTTCGTCTGGACCCCGGCGGTGCAGCCCCACTCCTTGCACGGGCCGTAGAAGCAGCCACCGCGGCGGTGCGTCAGCCGGCGGTAGCGCTCCACCCACTTGCTGACGGTGTCCTGGCTGACGCCGAGTTCTTCCGCCACCTCGCGGGACTTCCAGTCCTCGTCCACAAGCGCCAGCGCGCGCTTCCGAAGCCGGGCCCACTCTGCCTTCGAGGTGTCACCGGACTTGCCGCGGTAGTGCACCACCTTGGGCTGACGGTTGCACGTCATGGCGTGCCTTCCTTCCGCAGGTCTCGCGTCCCGCAGTCGCGAAGCAGGTAGGTCCCCTGTCGGCACATCCGAGAGACGACGCGCGCCCCAACGAAGGCGGAGAAGTCACTCGGCGCAGACTCCTGGCGGTGCAGGCCGAGGTTGGTGGTGTAGCCCGTCACAAGTCCGGGCCTGTCTCGGCGGTCGACGAGTTCTTCCAGCAACTCGCGATGCCGCGTCCCCAACGTCTCGCCGGGCATACCGCCCAAGTCATCGAGCACCAACACGCGCACCGTGCATGCGCGCTGGTACAGCAGCCTGTCCTCCTGTGCGTAGTCGCTGAGCCGCTTCAACTGCGTCCAGCGCAGGAAGAGGCCGGAGCTCGCATCCCACTCCCGCAGTCGCTGCCCGGTGCGCGTTTCCACTCGCACCGCTGCGCGGAAGAGGTGGCATGCCCCCAGCGTCTTCCCGGCGCCCGTGTGGCCGGACAGCAACAGCGTCCGCTTGCCGTCAGCCAGTGCCTCGCGGGCCGCGCGCAGGGCTGGTGTGTCCAGCACGCCGGCAGCCCCGAGGACTTTGGCTGCCTCTGCCGGCGCCCCACACAGCCGGAGGTGCATTGGCCATGTCTCAGCCTGGGCTGCCTCGTGCTGCGCCCGCTCCTTCGCCTCTTGCGCCTGCCACTCGCGCTCCAGCACTTCGAGTTCTTCGGGCGTGCGCTTCCGCGGATTCTCCAGTGCGCCGCGCAGCAGGTCGGCCAGCCGAGGGGCGCCAAAGCGCCGCGGAGCCGACTCCGCACTGTCCATGATTTCGCCTGGGGTTTTCATAGCGTGTCCACGTCTCCTTCGCGGTAGTCAGCGGGGTTGAGGGAGCGTCCGCGGTGCCTCCCGGGAGGCGACGTGGCGGGGGCCGCATCGCATTCGTTCCACAGCCGGACCAAGTCGCTCAGCTTTGAGACACGTCCGTACTTTCCAGGTGGCACGGCGATGCCAATGCGCCACCTGCGACGAATTTCTGGCGGCCTCCCGCGGGTGAGCAGGTCGCGCATTGCAGCCGGGTCCGCCCGGTCCTCGCGGTACTCCCCGCCGCGCAGTTCGCGGTAGTCCGCTGCGAGCAGGTCCATCAACGGCGGTTCCGACGCCGGCGGGGGCTCATGCGGAAGCAACCCAGCCGTGTCAGTCGCGCGCTCGACCTCGCATGGCGCAAAGGACTCGGGCGGCAATGTGTCGTGTGAGTCGGCGTAGGCCGTCAGCGGAAGCTGGCCCGCTTCTTCCGGGAGCCCATTCCCACAACCATCTCCATCTCCATCTCCAACAACCAGCAGTACTCGACGGGATGCATCCGGACTCGTCCACGGACGTCCGTGGACGTCCACGGCAATGGCTTTCTCCGCGATGAACGACAGCAACTCGGGCTCTGGCCTGAACCACTCACCGTGCAGTCGGAGTGCGTCGAAGCGCTTGTGAAGCTCGCTTTCCAAGCGCGCCCTGGACTCCATGACGCCGAGGACACACAGGCGTTCCGGCGCTCCAGTCTGCAGGGACGCCAGCCGGTGCTCGACGTTGGCGGCCGTCCCAATCTTCACAGGGCCACCAGACTCCGCCCGAACGAAGTAGACCCAGCGTTTAGCGGATGGCGGAGAGACGCCGGTGCTCGGCGGCGGCAGGCCAAACGCCGTCTCTTTGGGATGGGGTCGCTGGTGCTTGGCGAAGTTGCGGATGCTCACGCACACCTTCTCCTCAGCCTCATATCGCTGGACGAATTGCCCGGCCTCGAGCTCGTCCATGAGCGCCGGCACGTCCGCGTCGTGGTAGGGAAAGATGCTCGCCTTTAGCCGCGCTGGCCGGTACTCAAGCAGCCCTTCCTTGTCGGCCTGCGTCCACAGGCCGATGAAGAAGAGGCGGGCCATTGGTGAGAGCACCGCGAGTTCCTCGTCGAGGAAGAAGTCAGGCTTGATGCTCCTGATACGCGCCATGGAAGAGACTCCCTCACGTTGCAAATCCACACCGCGGCTTCCCGCGGCGAACACAGGGCGCAGGAGTACCCGCGCCGACCCACAGACTCAGGACTGCGCGGCGGCGAGCTCCGCCAGGTGCCGCTCCCAGAGAGGTCGCGACAGCAACTCGACGTAGACGAGGGCCATGGAGCCGCACTTGCTGGGGCCGAACCACCACACCTGCCGCCCGTGCAGCCGCGGTGTGGTGTGGAAGAGCCGGGCGGACTTGAGGAGGTAGTCCTCTACCGGGCCGGTGAAGTCCGCGAGGCCGCGGCCCTTGGCCCAGCGCAGGTTGGCCACGCGCTGCACTTCGGAGGCGTCGAGGCGCAAGGCCTTGGTGGCGGTGCGCATGCCAGACGCGGTGACGTGGATGCCGATGCACGTCATGGCCGCCCCTCCTGCTCGCGCAGCCATGTCTCGGCAGCCTCAGTCCCAGACTCGGTGAGCAACAGGCTGCGCGCCACCTTCGCCTCGTTAGTGACGAGCCGCTTGGCCACGAAGGCGCGCAGGTAGCACTGCCACGTGTTCGTCGAGGCCCACCCGAAGTGCGCGCACGCGTCGCGCGCGGACGGGCTGAAACCGTGCTGCTGGCGGTAGGTGAGGACGTAGGCCAGGACGCGGGATTCCTTCTCCGTCACCACGCGCTCGGACGACGGCGGCATGCCACGGTTGTTGCGGCGGGGAGCGGGGCAAGTCATGGCGTCACCGCCTTCGCCTGCGCCCGCTGGTGCGCGTCGTACTGGCGGGCCAGCGCCTCGGCGGCCTTCTGGCGCGTCATGTAGAGCGACAGGGACGGCTGCTGCTGGCCGAGCACCTGAAACTGCCAGCGGATGCTCAGACGCGAGAGTCGGTCCGGATTCCGGCTGGCTCCGGCCACCCTTTCTTCCAGCCGCTCCACGCGCCCGATGAGGAAGTGCCCTCGGTGGACTTCGTAGGTGACGCCGGAGAGCGCCTTGAACTTGAGCGGGCTCATGGCACCCTCCGGAACTCGCTGCGCTCAGCCTTGTAGGACTTCCCGTAGATGATGGATTCGACCGTCGACACCGAGACGCCGAAGCGCTGCGCAAGCACCTTGACTCGTTCGCCTGATGCGCGGCGCTTGAGCAGGTCCACCACGTCATCAGCGCCCAACTTCGCGGCGTGATGTTGCGCTCCGCTCATGTACCGGCCATGCCTGACTCGGTCAGCTGCGTTGTCGAGCGCAGTCCCGTACGCCAGATTGGCCGGAACATTGTTCGTCGGATTCCCATCCAGATGGCGGACCTGCTGCCCTGTGGGGCAAGGGCCATGGAACGCATCCGCAACGAGTTGGTGCACGCCGACAGGACGCGCTCGCCCCGACGCCACAATGATGCCCACGGTCAGATGCCCCTTGGGCGTCGCAAGATGCTCTCAACACACGGCAGTAGGAAGGGTCAATCAACGACCGCTTCCCACCCTGTTGGGCCGCGAATGCGCTCGCCGCGACGATGGCTGATGACACGGCCGTCCTCGGTGACGGAGTACCCGGGGAACGAGGGACATGGCTTCATGACGTCACCCTCGCGAACTGGATTCTCCACACCCACGGATTCGTGGCCCAGGACTCGGCGCCGTTGATGCGCTCCCAGAGTGCGTTGAACCACTTCACCGACATCGGACGCGTGTCGGATGCGTACGTGATGAACCCCTCGGCCGCGGCAAGGTCGACGTCACACCCCTCGGCCCGCGCGTCCTCGTCGGTGATGTCCTGCAACCGCTCGACGCGGACGCCCGTCACCTCCAGCGTGAGGCGCGACGCCCACCGGGGCATGTGGATGGAGACGCGCGTCTTCCCGGGAGGGCCCCAGTCGGACTCGTGCCAGTTCACGCGGGCGCCGTCGGCCTCGTACTGGAGCGGCGCCCAGGGGCGCGTGTAGCCCGCGTCCTCAGCCGCCTCCGCGATGGCCGTCGGAGACTTCCCGTCGAGCTTGGCGGCGGTGCGCCACGTCTCCTTCACCCAGAGCCTGTCCCCGGGCTGTCCGTAGGGGCAGCGCTGCGCCATCCACATGCCGAAGGTACTCTCGGGAAAGTGCTCGTCGTTCTTCCAGACGAAGATGCCGCGATGCGGATTCGTCGGCTGCGGTGTCACCAGCCGGCGCGTGACCGTCTTCCGGCCGGCGAGGATGGCGCTCACCATGGGGCCACTGAAGAGCATGGGCCTTTCGCGCGGGCTCATCGCCCACCCCGCGCGAGGGCCTTGAGGGCGCCGGTGATGGCAGTGAGGAGTCCGAAGCGGCCGGAGCCAACGGAGAGGGCATCGCTGCCGAAGTCGACCGCCCAGCCGCCCGGGATGCGGTGGACCATGAGCGGGAAGCGGTCGGGGAGCGTATCGGGGCTATCTTCGGGCGGACGGGTAGTGCTGCGCGGCTTTCGCGACATGGAGGACTCCTCTGGCTGGGTGGGTCGACGGTGACTGCGGGTGAGACTCAGGTAGCGGAAGGGCTCTCGCCGTCCGCCACGGCGCGGCAGGCCGGGCAGTCGGACCATCGGTCATCGGCGGCATGGGTGCGGTGCAGGGCGGCCGCAAGCCGCTCCAGGGCCATCAGGGAGGCGTCCACGAGTTGGGACGCCAGCACCTTGCGCTCACGTCCGGCGCCGGACTTGAGGACCCCCATCTGCTGACGCACCACGGCAAGCGGATGGGGCGCTGTCACGGGCTTGTGCCAGTCAACTGCGCCAGTCCGTGCCAGTTTGGCGGACTCCGCGTCTAAGCCCTCAGATTTTGTTGGCAACTGGCGCGGATTGGCGTAGAAGGAGCCCAGGAGTACGGGTTCAAGTCCCGTACTCCTCGCCACCCCTGCCCCAGCAAGTTCTCGGACTTGCTGGGGTTTTTCTTTTCCAGCGTCCGCTGTCACACCGCTGTCACAGCTTGGCACTCGGCAGGCCATGGTTTCCTCCTCCTGCTTGGGCAGTTCGAGCTTCAACTTCGCCACTTCCCTACAGAGCGCATCCCACGGCGGCGTCGTGTAGGCGTCGACCATGTCGGAGCGCCTGCCGTGGGTGACCCACTGGAGTAGGTATTTGTCGGCACCGTCGGCACGAGCCAGGCTGATGAACGTCCGGCGAGCATCGTGAGTCCGTCTCCGCCTGAACCCCAGGAGGTCCAGGTCGGCATGCAGGCGACGGAGGACTCCCTGGGGCCGCTGGTGCATCCCGGTGGGGCTCGGGAGAATCAGGTCATCCTGGCGCGGCGTCCGGGCGTACATCCGCGCCCAGCCGTAGGCGAGCCAACTGGCAAGCATCGTGCTCAACCAGGGGTGGACTGGCATCTGCCGCGGCGTGTCCGTCTTCGTGGTCTCGTAGACCTCTCCTACCTTGTGGTTGAAGGTCTTCGTCACCCAGAGCTTCCCCAAGGGGTTGACGGTGCCGTCCCAGTCCCGGACCTGCAGGGCTGACGCCTCCCCGATGCGCACCGCTCCGACGAAGGCCACGGCGTAGAGCACGCGCCGCTCAAGGGGGATGCGCTCATCCGTAATCAGTGCGACGACCTCGGCCCGCGAGTAGACGGCCGAGTCCCGCCATCGAGGGTCAGCATCCCGAATGGCCGGAATCTCTCCGCGGCGCTCGCGCAAGTCACAGGGCGAGCGCTCCAGCAGCCCGTCCACCACCGCGTCACTCAGCATCGTCCGCACCAGGGCGTAGACGTGGCGCACCGTTCGCGGCGCCAGGCCCTTTGCGCGCACTTCGCGCACCAGTGCGAGCACGTGCCGACGCGTCAGCACACCGAGTTCCTTGTCGCCCAACGAGGGCAGCACGTGGTGCTGCATCCGGGAGCGGTCATCCATGACCGAGCGCAGCGTGACGCGCCCCTCCATCCACTTGGCGGCGTAGGCCTCGACGGTGACGGGACCGGACGCGCCGAGTCCCTGGTCCTTCTCCGCGGCCACGCGCTTCTCGGTCGCCTTCAGGACGGCGCGCGCCTTCACTTCGTCTTCTTCGCCCGTGCTCGCGTACTGCCGCGCGCCCGCAGCGTCGAACCACCACATCCACAAGTAGCGAGTGGCCTTCTTGCGATAGACGTTACCCACGGCGCCGCCCTGCCTTCCGCGCCAGGATGGCCGCTGCCTTCGCGTCGGCCTCCTCTTCGGGCGTAGCCTTCGCCCGCGGCGACGCGAGAAACGCCTCCAACTCCGACTTCTTGACGCGACCACGATGCCCAGCCGTCAGGAGTCCCTGCGCCTGCCAGTTGCGAATGGTGGATGTGCTGACACTTGCGAGGGCTGCCGCCTCAGTCTGAGTGAGCACCTCGTCCGTCTTCTGCGCGGTGGTGCCCAGCACCCGCCGGACGACTCTTTCGACGATGGCCTCCACGTCAATGTCAATCTCACTCACGATGACTGCCCCCGTTGCACCACGCCTGTACGCCCTGTCAGGTAACACGGCAGACTGACACCCCACTGCATGCACATGGGCCGATGCACACGCAGTGGGGCTGGACGCAGGCTCCAAGTCCTCATCTGAGCCCGCATCAGAAACATAAATGAAACACGCATCTAAATTCAATACGCGCGATGCAATTTTCCTTGACTCGGACACGCGAGGACACACGGTAGTCGACTCAAGCGCAATAACACCGACTCTCCCGAGTGACGGGAGTTTGCTCGCAGTGTTTTTACGCAACACAACGCAATCGCAACCTTGATTGCAATTGCAGTCCACGAGTCCGGACGGGTGTATCAAGACCGCACGGGAGGTATCGCCGTGCCCAGCGTCTCGACTCGTTGCTGTCTTGAGTTGGGCGGGCACGGCGAACCCCGGAGAACAGTGCGCCGACGGCGACGGTGAGGAGCACCGTCGGGCACCGGAGTAGATGCGCGCCCAGCGTGCCGGAACGCGTCTACTCTCGAAGTTGTCGTGTGTCCTGGCCGCTCACCGTGTGCTGCCGGTCCAGGTACTGCGTACTTGCCAACCTGCACCCGGAGACCGGGTGCTGTCAAGTCGGGTACTGCGACTACTTGAGGCCAAGCGCGCGAAGCGCTGCGGCCCGGCTGACGCTCAGCGTAACCCGCCGCGCGTCAGCGGCGTCCTGCGTCTGCTCCACCTCAACACCTGTCTCGCGGAGTTGCGCCAGCAGTCGCTCCGTAGAGCGGCGCTGGAGTCCCAGCGCGGCGCCCAACTCCAGCGGCGAGTGCGGGCGCTCCACCAGGAGGCGGAGCGCCGTCAGCGAAAGCATGGGGCGCGGTGGCGTCGTCACGGCACCACCAACTCTGCCTTGGGCCACTGTGCCGTGTCGCGCTCGACAAGCGCGGCCGTCTGGCTCCATCCCCGGGCCGCGACAACATCGCCGCGGCGCTCGGCTTCCAGTTCGAGGCGTCGCAGCACGAGCAGTGCCACCGCGACAGACGGCGGGCGCGCCGTCGACGCGCCGTGGTCCTGGATGGGCAGTGCGGGAATGCTCGCCGTGCACAACATCGCGAACGCTCCGAGGCCCCCCTGGCTCACCACAGTCTGGTGGCCAGGGGTGGTTTCAAGGCAAATCAGGCGGACGGTCATGCTGACGCCTCGCGTGGCACGTCGCGCTGCGTGGCCGCATCCCAACGCAACTCGAGGTCAACCTCGTCGTGCCACTCCGTCTGCCACCGAGCATCGACGGTGCATGTCGGACCGGGCAATACCTGCTGCCAGTTCGCCGCCTCGGCAGCGAGGCGCGCTTGCCGCCCGGCCGCCTTGAGCGTGGTCCAAGGGGCGCACTCCTCAATGACGCTCGCGAGACGCCAGACGGCGAGCTTGTAGTCGACGCAGACGTCGCCGTGATGGTGCTCGGCGTACGTGGTCGCCTGCTCGAAGTTCTCCAGCAGGCGCGATACGGCTGCACCCGCCCTTCGGCGCTCAGTCGCCACAGCCCAGGTCTCATTGGGCTCACGGGCGTCGGGGAGCGTCGTCTGTGCGGCGACCAGCGCCTGAATCAGCGTCCCGAGTTCGAATGACACGTAGGCGGACATCGTAGGCTCCATGCCCGCTCATGGCGGGCGAGTGTGTGGGCCGGCCCAGGTAGCGCCGGCATCGCCTTGCGGCATCGGGCCAGGGCCCGCGAGAGGACGGCTACTTCTGGCTGTGCGCGCGGAAGTCAGCGAGCGCCCACTCTTCGACGCGCCTCTCAAGGTCGAGCATCGCCTCAAGCCGCGCCTTCCGCGGGAGCGGTTTGGCAGGGGATTCCGGCGGCGGGCCAAACAACTCGACAGCCTTCGCGTGCACCGTCTGGGCGTCGTCCGTGCGCCCAGCGGGGAGCGGTTCCCACTGCGCGCTCGACGAAACCACCGCGCGCTTGACGCCGTCCTGGTCCTCCTGGACCAGCGGCATCCAGACTGGGGCCCCGTAGAGGTCCTTCCCGACATACGCAGCGATTGTCGTGCGCTTCAGCATCATCGGCTCCTCCCGGCAACACCGGGGGACAGCGAGAGAATCGCCCGAGGGCATCACCGCTAGAGAAGACGTCAGGCGAGAGGAAATTACATCGCGCCCGGGTGACGAATTCTCAGTTCAGCCAGGCGGGGCCTTCTTCGCCCGACTGGACCTTTCCGATGCGCTCCGGATTCTCGTCGTTTGGAGTGCCCCGGTACAACGTGACGCCACCACGGCCCAAGCGGGTAGCTGGGAGCCAGCGCTCCGCTTCTTCGCGCGCAGCGTCTTCCGTGACCGCGTCGATGGCGTAGCGGTGCGGCACAGAGTCGTTGTCTTCCATCACGGCAATGAAAAACTGCATGGCAACCCCCACTTGAGTGCGGCTGAAGCGCCGCGCTGATGGCCACACTATGCGTCAGTGGCTGACGCATAGTCAAGGCGCTCCATCTACCACCCCAGGGTGAGGTCAGGCGCCGAACCCCAAAGGGAGTACCTGCGAGAGCTCGCGCGCCGCGGCCTCGCACTGCGCCTCCCGGATGTCGCAACCGATGAAGCGGCGGCCGGTGGCGAGGCAGGCCAGCGCCGTGCTGCCGGAGCCCGCGAAGAAGTCCGCGACGAGGCCCCCCGGTGGGCAGGCATTGCGCACCAGCGGTTCCACGAGCGCCACTGGCTTCTGTGTCTCGTTGACGGCGAACCCGTGGCAGTTTCGCACTTCCAGCACGGACGTCATGAGGCGGGGGCCGCCGTCCTCGGACGTGTACTTGTGGGCGCCGATGGCGCCGAGGTGCGGCGGCTGCGCTCGTCGCGTCACCGTCCGGGCCTTGGCATCCATGGTGACGGGCACTTGGTGGAACACATCGCGCCACGCCGCATCCGCTCGGTAGAAGTGGACGGGCTGCTCATGCACGCGGCGGAACCTGTCGGTGGCGAAGCCGCTGCCGTTCTGCTTCCGCCACACCACGTCTTCCGCAACAACCCAGCCGCCGGACACGAATTCGTCTCGCTTGTCCCACCACATCCTGAACGACCCGAAACACCACATGGAGCCGGTGCGCTTCAACAGGGGGCGCACCAGTCCCGGCCAGCCAACGGGCCACCTGTCCCACTCCAACGCCGTCTCCCCATAGGGCGGGTCCGTGACGATGGCGTCTACTGACTCTGCCTGGAGGGCATCGGCAAGCTCCTCGTGCGTGCAGTGGTAGAGGGTGACGTCGCCGCGTTGGTAGTAGGGACGGCAGGCCATGACTACGCCTCCTCTGTGTGGCTGCCGTGCGTCTCCTCATGCACACGGCACGCGTACGCCGCGCCGCAACTGCAGGCGACGCGCACGGCCTCGCGACAGCAGACGCTGGAGTCACGCCTGGCGGCCGTGAGGCGCACCGGCCGAGGCTGGCGACGGTGACGGGCGGCGACTTGGGGTGTCATGCGCTCCCCTTCGTCGGAGCAGCCTTCATCGCCTCTTCGACGAACGTCTTCCGGACGCTCTCATACACCTCGTCCCAGACGTCGGGAGGGATGTAGAGCCCAGGCGGAAGCCGTCCGTACTCCAGCGCCATCGCAGTGCCAGCCTTCGCGGCCACGCGGGAGAACTCCGGCATCCCCTCCTGCTCCAGGTCGTGCGCGAAGACGAGGGTGATGTACGCCACCAGGGCAGGGTTGTCCTTGGTGATGGGGTCCTTGTTCACCTTCGACGCGCAGAGCAGCGCGTGGGCTCCGCCCTTGTGCTTGCATTTGCTCATCGCCCACGCTCTCGGCCGATGGACATCGGGACGGGCTCGCTGCCGCGGATGGGCAGGTAGCAGCCACCGTCCCATTCAGCGGAGCCACGCGGGCAGTTCGGCGCCTTCTGCTTCAATTCCGCCCAACAGCCACCGTTGATGACTTGGTAGCCCTTGGGACACGGCGGCGTGTCCTGCCCCGGCAGCGGCCTGTCTGGCACCCGGACGCGGCCGACGCTCCAGGACTCGCTCTTCGTGGAGGAGAACCGCATGACGTCCGTCATCCACACCGTCTGCGGAGTGCCTTCGGGCAGCGCGACGTGAGAGACGCGCTCGACGACCTGCGGCGGCACGCGGACGTCCACCGTGGCCTGGGGCCACAGCAGCAGGCCGCAAGCAACTGCGGCGACGAACTCCGGCAACCAGCGGAGGCGACTGAGGCGCGGGTGGACCTGCTCAGGCCGCGCCCGAGGCCGGACGCGGGACAGGTGGCCGGCGACGTCCGGGCGGTGCTCGAGCGCCTCGACGAGGTCCGCGCCAGCCTCGAGCGCGCCCAGGACGGCGCCAGTCGAGACACCCTGCGGCGGGGGCTCGCCCTGCACTTCGACGGCCACCCCGCCCTGGCTGCCGAACGTCGTCACGAGGACAGACACCGGCTCCAAACGCAGGCCCTCAGCCTCGCCCGTGGGCACCTGCAACAGCGCCGGCTGGCCCTCCGCGCCGTGTGACTCGTAGACGCGGCCGAGACTGGCGTCCAGGGAGCGCAGGCGCTTGCCGTAGAGGTACTGGCCCCTCCCGTTGTCGGCGCTCATCCCTTGCCGCCCTTCTTGGCGGCGGGCTTCTTCTTCGCGGGGGCAGCGGACGGGGACTCGGCGGTCACCTCAATCTCACCGTGCTCAGCTTCGTAGGCCTCGATGAAGAGCTTACAGGCAGTCCGCATGACGTCGTCCCGACTGAGTTCGCCGCGCCGCGTCCACTCCGAGATGCTGCCCTTAGCTTTCTCTCTGTCGGTGATGACCTGCAACTTCTTCAACATCCACCGAGGGAAGCGGGCGGTCGTGTTGACCATCTCATTCTCGGGCTTCTTCATCTCGAAGAACGGCACGTCTTCCCTCTCTCTCAGCGCCTGCGTAGCGCCCATGTACGCCCTCCTTAGTGTGGTTGTGGGTGCGATC